CCCCCCGGTGTCCCCGGCCCAGTCGGCCCCGCCGGTCCCGCAGGCGTCGACGGCACCAATGGCGTCCAGGGCCTGCCAGGATTACCCGGCCTTGAAGGCGAAAAGGGCGACCAAGGCGACCCCGGTCCACAGGGTCCTACTGGTCCCCAAGGCGTACCGGGTCCTACTGGTGCAACCGGTGCTACTGGTGCCACTGGTCCCGCTGGTGAATCCGCCACCGCTTTCCACTACCGCCTCGACGCCAACAACACCGCCGCCGCCGACCCCGGCCCTGGCCACTACCGCTACAACCTCGCCACCCAGGTCACCGCCACCGCCATCTACCTGGACCACATCACCCAGGATGGCCACGACATCATCGCCCTGTTCCAAACCCTCTCCCCCGGGGATGAGTTCCGTATCGTCAACCGCTTCGATGCCTCGATCAACCAGCACTGGGTGCTCACCGCCCTATCGACCAACATGCTGGGCTGGATCACCGCCCACGCAGTACTTACATTGTCTAATGGTGCCCCCTTCCCGCATGATACTCAAGTAACTGTCCTCATCCTCCCCAAGGGCGACACCGGCCCACAGGGTCCCCAAGGCATCCAGGGCATCCAAGGCCCCACCGGTCCCGCCGGTCCCCAAGGCATCCAAGGTGTCCCCGGCCTCGATGGCGACGACGGCCCCCTCGGCCCCACCGGACCCCCCGGCCCCACTGGAAGTACTGGTCCACAAGGCCCCCCGGGCGCTCAAGGCGACACCGGCCCCGCTGGCCCAACCGGCAGTCAAGGTCTCCAGGGCATCCCAGGACCAGCTGGCCCCATCGGCCCCACTGGCCCCCAGGGCATACAGGGCGACCCCGGTCCCACGGGTGCTACTGGCCCTACTGGCCCACAAGGACCAGGCGGGGGCGCGATCCTACAGGACGAGGGCATCTCCATCGCCACCCGGACATTCGTCAACTTCGTGGGTGCTGGTGTCGTGGCCAGCGATGACCCCGCGAACAACCGCATCCTCATCACCATCCCCGGGGCTACCGGCAGTGGGCACGTCATCCAGGAAGAGGGCACCCCCCTCACTGCCCGTCCTGCCCTCAACTTCATAGGTGCCGGTGTCACTGCCACTGACGACGCCGCCAATTCCCGCACCAACATCACCGTCACCGCCACGGGCGGGGTCACCAGCATCTATGGGCGTACTGGTGTCGTCGTGGCCACCGCTGGGGACTACACGGCGGCGTTAGTGACTAACGCAGTTTCCACCATCGCCACCTACGCCGACCCCGCCTGGATCACCTCATTAGCCTACAGCAAACTCACTGGCGTCCCTACCACCTTCACTCCCAGCACTCACGTCCACGCCGCCGCCGACGTCACCACCGGGGTCATGGCCGTCGCTAGGTTAGGCACAGGCACTCCATCATCCTCCAACTACCTCCGGGGCGACGGTGCCTGGACCGTCCCACCAGCGGCAACCGTCACCAGTGTCTTCACCCGTACCGGTGCCGTAGTCGCCGCCAGTGGTGACTACACTGCCGCGCAGATCACCAACGCCGTCTCCATCCTGGTCGGCTACGGCAACCCCACCTGGATCACATCCCTGGCCTACAGTAAAATCACTGGTGCCCCCACCACCGCCTCTATCCAGACCCCGTGGCTCCAGAACGTCAGCGCCGCCAACTTCAGCCTCTCTAACCTCGGCTACCTCCACATGAACCACGTCTCCAACGACCTGGAGATCGACATCCGCACCAACGGCGCTCTCGGCCTGTCCATCCGCCGCGCCGCCGGTCTCAACAGCGACTCCCGCATCCTCCACTACGGCGACGGCTGGCTCACCCTGGAAAACAGCAACGTCGCCAGCACCATCTACATCCATTCCCAAGGCCCCCTGCAACTCCAATCCACGGGCAACATGGAGTTTCACCTTTCGGCCAAGACCAACGCCATGCGGATCTTCCCAGCAGATGGGTACATCACTCTCGGCTACGGCATCAAGTTCCCCGACGCCACCGTGCAGACCACTGCGGCAACCGGTGGCGGTGGCGGTCAGCCCCAGACCCCGTGGGCACAGAACATCTCTGGCGGCGGATTCGATCTCACCAACGTCAAAACGATCAACTACCAGGGCGGGCTGATCAAAGCCGCCACCCCCGGTACGACCACACTACAAATCCAGGACGGCACGCCGAGCCATACGTTCAGCATCGCGGTGGATGTTGGAGCGGCAAGAATACGTGATAATGCCGGGGTCATCGAACTCACTTCCAACACCAACGGAGGGAACACCAATCAACTTTACCTGAACACCACCGGCAACGTAGGGATAGGTATGGTGCCTGCTGCCTATAAACTCGATGTCGCTGGAGACTGCAACATCACTGGCGTCTACCGGGTCAATGGCGTCCCCATCTCCGGCGGTTCCCAGTCCCCGTGGACGCTGACCCATAACGCGGCATCCTTCGCCCTCCACAGCGTATACAGCGTCTCCATAGGCTGTCCACAGACGACCAGGACCGGGACTGCTCTAGCTATCATCTCCGGTAGTCCCAGCGGCGCAGCGGCAGCGACCCAGCTTGTCATTGGCGAAGACACTAACAACCCGGCGTACCAACTGCAAATCGGTTACGCTGTAGTGAACGGCGTTTGGGCCAGTTGCATCCAATCCGTGCAGGCCAACGTTGGTGCGTCCATGTACCTGAACCCACTGGGCGGCTGGGTAAACATTGGCGGCGCTAGCACCCCAACCTGCGGCCTGCAACTCACTGGCGCTGGCCAAGCAACCGCGTCCCCCACCTTCCCCACCGGCAACCAGGGCTGTACCTTACTACTGAGCGATACTGGGGCCACTGGGGGTAATGGTGGCATGCTGGCCTTCGGCTGGGCGGGGAACGGCTCGGCCTTTGCCGGGATCAAGGGCTACGTCACTGACGGTGCGGCCAACACCGCAGGCTCCATGTTCTTCTGTATGCGCCGTAGTGCCGCCGACACCGCCCTGTCCTTCTGCATGGAATTAAAATCCACTGGCATGCTTCACGCCTCGTATAACATATACACCCCCGGGTTATTCGTCAACGGCGGCGACATGACCAGCTTAGTCAACGGTGCCCCCTACTACGGGTTTGGCGTGGCCACCGGGTCATTCGGTGGCTGGACCCAGATGGCTGGCTATGCCGGGTTACTCCTGCAAACTGGCGGTGGGCGGCTGGTGATGGACATCAATGGCAAGACCGGCATCGGCATCGACGCGCCCACCCGCGTACTCCACGTCCACCACCCCAGCGCCACCACCCAGATGGCGGTCACAGGCTACGCGGCGAATATCATGTTAGGCGCTGCAGGCACTGACCCATCCAGCGACACCATGGCCGCAATCTGGGCAATATCCACTTCCAACGGCCACTGGTCGCTCAACGCCGGTGACGTCCTCCTAGGCTCACTCGGCACCACTGGTGGCAACATCCACATCAACCCCAACTTCCCCAGCCTCGCTGGCTCACAGACCGTCTGCATCTACGGGAACTTGGGGGTAGGGATATTCCCGCCGACGTACCAACTCCAGCTGGGCACCGACAGCGCCGCCAAGTTGAGCACCAGCACCTGGGCCGTCACGTCTGACGCCCGTACCAAGCGCAACATCCACGACCTGGAGGGGGGACTCGATGTGATCACCAGATTGCGTCCTGTCACCGCCGAGTACAACGGCCTTGCCGGTACCCCCGCTGGCCACCGGGTCGTGTCATTCCTGGCCCACGAGATACGCGACATCCTGCCACATACTGTCGGGTCGGTGAGACGCAAACTACATGACGACGACCCCGCCGACACTGATATACTCGACTTCAACCTGCACGAAGTACTCATGCACCTCGTTCTCGCCGTGAAACAATTAGCCCAGGAGAGACAATCCAATGACCTACAGTGAATCAGCCGCCCTAATGTCTGACCCCATATTCAGGGGCAGGGTCCAGGTGGCCGTGCTCAAGTTCGCCGACAGCATCATGATCGAGGCTGGGTCAGTCCCGGCCCATAATACCCGCGAAAAGTGGGCACTCCAGGCCATGCAGAACCCCAACATGGTGGCAATGCAAATCCAACCCCCCACCGTGATGGACCCCGCCGTACAACAAGACGGTGCCGCAGTGACCGACGCCTCCCTCCAAGCCGCTGTCGAGGGCGTAGTCAACAAGTTACTCTAATCTCTATGCAATCCCTATCTCTCGCCTACTACCAGCGGGTCATGCTGTGGAATATGATCGGCAACTACAGCGCCCCGAATCTCAAGGAAGCCTCGGTCTACTTACGTATCATTGAGAAAATCCGCCTCAGCGACATCGAGCAGGTGGAAACCGAGTTCACCTCCAACGGTAACCAGTACGGGTGGAAGTTACCCGCGCCCAGTTATGGCAACTGCGTCGTGGACCTGGAAAACGAGGAGGCCAAGGCCCTCGCAACCGCGATTGAGTCAGCGACACCAGTGCGCGTCATCGACGCCGAGTGGCTATCCAACATGGTGGCCGAGTTGCGCCACCCCGTGCTGGAGTTAGTCACTAACGCCCCGTCAAATTGAAACGTTACAATATCCACCGTCTCACTTTGTCATTGACATCCGGTGTCACCTTGGGGTACTCTACAGCCTAGAGGAGTACCACACATGCCCACCAGCACGATGGACATGAACGAACGTACACTATATCTCGGCCTCAAGCCCAAGGGGACCAAGGCCGAGGTGTACAGCAACCAGCGGCGCGAGGCCAAGCGCGCCTCTGCCAGCAATGCGTCCAACGGGATGCGAATCACCGACAAGGAGAACCTTGCCACCCGGACCGACAAGGTCCACGAAGCCCTGATGGAGGAAGCCCGTGCACAAGCCAAGAGCAAGACCGCCAAGAATGGAGTTTCCGGTGGTGTCAAAGGTGAATGTTGTCCCACCGGGGCGTATGAGTACTGCGAAATCGAAGCCCTTACCCCCACCCACGTCGCCTACAAGCAAGGCCCCGACCTCTTCGGGCGCACCTATATGTACGACGTCGGCACCGGGGAAGTAGAACTCGGTCCCCGCATGGTGGTTCACCAGGAGTTGGTATTCGGAAAGGACGGTTAGTCACTAACATGCCGCTCAAAAAGGGGTCATCCCCGAAGACGATCTCCAAGAACATCCGTACCGAGATGGCCGCTGGGAAACCGGTGAAACAAGCAGCGGCCATCGCCTACAACGTTGCTGGCAAGGGCAAGCGCGGCAAGAAATAGCTGATATCCTATGTTGCGATGGCACTAAAACTTCGCAATAATAGGTCACAGGCGGGTCCATCTCCGAACGGGAAAGCCACGGCAACTGCGGTCAACGGCATCGACCATCCCATTGACAGCATCCCTCCTGGCCCCGTATGGACCCGCCTGATTGACGACTTTACCGCAGCGTACCCACCATCCAGCGACAACGTTGACGAGTACATTGCCGCCGTCGCAATCCGCTTTGCCATCCCAGAGGCCGACCTCTCCACCTACCTACGATCCCGCATACGTCGCGGCCATCTCATTGCCAGGGCCACGATGGAGAGGGCCATGTACGTCAAGGCCCAGGAGGCCGCGGCCCTGGTGGGTGTGCGCATTGCCAAAGCCTTCGCCGTCATTGACGACGGCATGAACGCCGAGAGGGTCACCTACGACCGCGACGGCAACCCCCACTTCACTCCCGATCACCGCACCCGCATCACTGCCGCCGCCAAGTTACTCGACACCCTCGGTGCCAACCACCCGTCAAAAGCTGTTGTCGAGCACGAGATTGGTGATAAGTTGGCCGCGCTATCCACAGACGAGTTACGCCTACGTCTCGTGGAACTAGTACAACATGCCGGTGGGACATTACGCGCATCCGGAGTGAAAGGTATAATTGACATTACACATTCGCCAGTTAGTGACTAACCGTGATGTCTACCGCACCTACTCAATTTATCCCACTCCCCCACCTCGACGACGTCCGTCTCGCCAGCGAGATCGCCGAACTCACCGACGAACTCATCTACCGCGAATCCATCGACAACACCGCCAGGAGTGCAATGTATTGGCTCCGTCACGGCACCCGCACGGTGGATGAGCAGGACGCCAACAGTCGTAAGCCCTTCCCCGCCTCCCCCTATTTTGACTACATCGCCGAGGACATCATGGTGCGGCCACCCCAAGGCGAGTCCATCATCCACGCCACTTACAAATCCCGCACCACCATGATGAGTTGGACCGCAGCAGGTCTAGCCGCCCACATGATGGCGACGCAACCGGACACCCGTGTCATTGTCCAATCCGCCGACCAGCCCCGTGCCGCCAAGATCATCGAGAAGATCAAAGTTCTCCTCATGAACAGTACCGATCGTCTCCGTGGTAAATGGCTTGGCGACCTCACCCTGGACCTCTTCTCCCAGTCCTACGCCGAGTGCAACCTCCCCAATGGCTCCAGTGCCGCCGCCTTCGCCTCTGGCAGTGACAAGATCCGCTTCGAGCACGGCACCGTGTACATCTTCGACGAAGCATCCCTCGAAGACGAGTTACTCGAATGCGTCACCAACGCTCTCGCCGCCAAGACCCCCTACATCTGGCTCATCGCCACCGCGAAGCCGGGTCCATTGAATGAAATCTGGAAGGAATGCAAGCAGATCCCCTGGAGTTATAACCCCCTCCTCCACCAGGACCTCTACGCCTACACCCACCTATTTGACCGGGGTAGCCTCGCCGACGTGGGCCTAAGTGGTCTCCAGGTACCCGTCCCCGGTGGCCTCAAGGGCGATGTGAGCGGCCCAATCCCCGGCCTCACCAAGCACCTCTCGCCGCAGGGCTGGGTGTTCATTCGCGTCCACTACTCCTGCGACCCATCCATGCGCGACCCGGTCAAACTCAAGCGCGTCGCCAAGGTCTTCGGCGGCATGGGGTCGCCCATGTGGAAGCGCGAGATGGAAATCGACGCCGAAGCCCTCGGCGGTGCCCTAGTCCACCCGAAATACAATGAGCAAATCCACGTCATCCCCGACCGCGACATCCCATCCTACGGGTGTCTATACATGTCCATTGATCCTCATCCACGCACCGAACACGCGGCCCTTTGGATGCTGGTTACTAGAGACTACGACTTCTACTTTTACCGCGAATCCTGGCCCAGTAACGTTTACGGCACTGGACGGCGTCTCCGAGATGAAGATGAATGTAACCGTTATACTGTCCGTACATACGCAGAGTATATAGCTTTTGTCGAGGGCAACGAGATCGTCGCCACCAGCCCCGGCACCCCCTATGAAATGTACCAGTACACTCATCGCGATGGTGGCGAGAGGATCGTATCTCGTCTTATGGATCAGGCAGGCAAGGGGTTTCGCATCTCTGGCGAGGGCACCCCGGACCTATTCATCTATGACGAGTACCGCAAGTATGGGATCTATTGCGCCGACCCGCGTAAGTCACATGCGGTTGGTAATGATAAAATCGACGAGCTACTGGAACCCAAGCCCTGGCGTCATACTACTCGACCGCGTCTCTTCATCGCCGAATCCCTACTGGAACTCCGCGCTGAGTTTCGCAATCATCGCTACGCCACGACGTCGACCTCCCTATCCAAGGATCTCAACCAGCGGGTATCGCAGTTCCGCACCCACATGCTGGACAACTGCCGCTACCTCCTCAGTGGTAACATATTCTACACCGAGATGATGGCATCGCCGCGCTACGTCATCTCCAACCAGTTCACCGCCCCCGTGGGTGTTAGTCACTAACAAGGAGACTTGATCGCCATGACCCAGGAAGAACAAGACTCAGTCGCAGGCGGTGGCCGGTACATCCCCACCGGCAATGACGACTTCGCCACCGGTGACCACGACGCCGACCGGGTCAACATCATGGACACCCGCATTAGCCGCAGCGAACAGTGGCTGGAGAACAACTACTGGCGCACCTGGGAGAAGACCTGCGAGTCCTACTACGGGTACCGGCAACCCCTGCTACTCAACGACCCCACGATTGCCACTCCCGCCACCATGGACGGGGCGTTTGCCAGTGACAGTGTCGCCATCCTGCGCGCGGCGTCGAATAGGGTAAAGAGACAAGATCGCACCGATGGTCTGCCCATCCTGTGGAATGCCTGTTCCCGCCTCGTCGCCCGGGTCAACGCCAACGTGCCCATCATCACGTGCAGGTCCCAGAATGCGGAACGCGCCGACAAGCTGGCCTCCTCGTACATGTACTTCTACGATAAAGCCCAGCGGAAGTCCCGTATCGTAAACAAGACCCTCATTAGTTCCTTTATCACCGGCTGGGGTCCCAATGCCTGGGGCTGGGACGATACGCAAATCAAACGGGTGCGTCTCGTCCGTCCCGAGCGCATGACCGACGACATGATCGCTGCCGTGCTCGACACCTACAAGCCGCAACTCGTCCCCATCATCGAGGACATCGCCACCGCCGCCAGCGTCGACCCCAACGACGAGCAGGCCATGGATGACGTGGCATTACAAGCCATCCCAGTCCTGGCCCAAACCTATGGCCACAAGGGTCGCCTACGTCTCATCTACAGTGAACGCGGCTACGTCGGCCCGAGCGTCAAGTACCTGTTCCCGGGCGACGTCTACCCGGAACCGGAGTTCGACACCCTCGGCAACTGTGCCTATGTGGGCACCTACATGCGGGTGGGTATCGAGTGGTTCCAGGAGCTATACGAGAGACATAAACTCCCCAACGGCGAGTACGACCCGGAACTGGCCACCCGTATCAACAAGGTCATGGAGGAGCAGCCCAACGGGGACGTGCGCAGTATCGGCTCCCAATCCGAGCGCCTCCGCTCCAACATGTACAGCCTGCTCAAACGGGTCACCCCGCAGGAGCCGACCAACACCTCGGCCACCGCCGACGACATCGAGGTGCGGTGGGGCATACACAAGATCGAGTACCCGGGTAAAGGCGGGGACGACGCCACCGTGGAGTATAAATGCGGGAACATCTGGCTGGGGCATTTCTATTACCCGTTTCTCATTGGCGACGGCAAGATTGCCATGACCGAGTTGCGCATCGTAGACTCCATCTTCGGCGGTCCCGGCGACTCCCCGGCCCATCGCATCGTCTCTCTCGCCGACATGTACGCCCAGAGTTTCTTTCAACGCCACGACCTGATCGACGCCATTAGTAGACCACTGCTGTGGACCGATGACGCAGCCCTCTGGTCCAACCCGGAGTTCTTCACCCGCAACACCAGCGGCTTCCGGGTCGTCTACACGCGAGGCGGCGGCAAGTCATTCGGCTTCGAGCAGAGTGGGCCAGCCATAGCGTCGGCGATGTCCACGATGAACAGCGACGACTCGGCCATGAAACTCATCCAGTCCACCATGGGTGACTCCAACCTGGGCAACCAAGCCGAACTGGTGGGTGGTCAGAACGACACTGCGACCGGCGCGAAAATCATGGACCGCAACACCGCGATCCTCAGTGGGCAGACCACCAGTATGTTTGTCCAAAAGGTCGGGGACGACTGCGAGATGATGCGCGAGATTCTACGCAGTGAGTTAAACGAGGACCTCGACCTCGACCTTGGTCACTACCACATGCTCAACGGGCAGGCCGACCGCCTGGAGGACATGGGTAACTCCATGGTGACCATGGAACCGGAGGACTACGAGGAGGACGGGGAGATTATAGTGGATGCGTCGTCGATGTTCCCCGATGCCCGGAAGAACAAGGTGGACGACGCCAACCTAGTGTACAGTCTGGCTAAGGAGAACCCGGACAAGATGCACATCGACGAGGCGATCAAGGACGTGTTGAAAGCTATGGGTAAGGGCAAGGACATCACCCGTCTCATGATCCCGGCACCTCCCCCAGGTTCTCCCGAGGCCAACGCCCAAGCCAACCCGATGGAAGCCCTCATGGGCGCAGTGAAAGGAAAGCAAGGCAATGCGAATGCACCAGATAGACCTGACCCCAGTGGATCACAACCCCCGCCAGGAGGCCCAGCCACTCCAACTCCCCCTGGATCTGCAGGTGGAGGCAAATCCAATGGCCACCCTGCCCCACCACCCATGGAGGGACAGCAGGCGAGTATGGGAGGTGTACCGCTTGTTTAGGCCGTTCCTCGAAGACTTCATCGCCAACCGCAAGGATTCCCGCATACGCGAAACGGTCAGCGCCGCCATCGCCGGTAACGCCACCGACGCCACCGTGAGCGCCGCCCAGTACGACTTCCTCGACTCCCTGCTGGAGGACATGGAAGCCTACGCCGCACAGGAGTTGGCTATTCACGGCATCCCCCCATTCTTGTAATCGTGTTACAGTAATCCCTGTTAGTAACTAACCCCAGGAGAACAGACCACTTATGGCAATGCAAACCTTCGGCAATCCCACCGGCACCATCACCATGGATGAGATCAAGCAGGCCGGTAGCGACGAAACCAACATCATGCAGGACCCCAGCGAGGAGTCCACCGGCACCACCAGCGACACTGACGAGGCCACAGGTGAACCCAGCGAGGCTGACGAACCGGTTGAGACTGAGGAGTCGGCAGCAGCAGCACCCGCCGATGACCAACGGGCCACCATCGCCGATGAACTCGGTTACGACCCGGCCAACCTCACCCCCAAGCAGGCCCAGATAGTCAACGAGGTGATCGCCCAGCTGGCCGAGAGCGACACCCCCGCCGCCACCACAGCCGACCCCGAGGCCAACCTCACCGAGATCGAACGCGAGGTACGCGCAGCCAAGGCCACCAGGGCCAGTGCCAGTGCCAGTGAACTTCCCCCTACCCCACCCCCGCGCCAAGCCACCACCCCCGCCGACGCCGACCCCATCGTGCTCGACCCCGCGCAACACTACACCGCGGAGGCCCAACTCTACAGTGACTCGATGGATGCGCGTCTCAGCGAACCGCAGCGGCGGCGTGCCTTCGAAGAACTACGTGAACACCGCCGCTACGAGTTTGCCAAAGACCTTGTCTACAACCTCAAATCCCCCGTCGTCCTGCAGTATCTACGTGACCAGTTACTCGCTGATGTCGAACCCAAGTTGGCCCAATTCGACGACTTGAATCGTAGTGCCTCTCAATATCGCAGTAGACAATCCGCCGAACGTTCTGCTATAGTGCAACTCAGCAAGTTGGACAAAACCGACCCTGACATCGCCGAGTTTGTCAAGCCTTCCAAGGACGGCAACTCCACGTATATGCAGGTAATGCGGTCGAGTCCGGCCATTGCCGCCAGAGTCAATCGTCTAGGAGAGAACCCCGATTACAGTGATCTCCCTGCCGACCGCCGGGCCGTCCTGCACGAGATAGATCGCATCCGTCTCGCCCACGACCTCGCCCCGCGCAGTACTAAGGGCAATGCCAATGCGAGTGTGAGGGTGGCTAAGGTGAAAGCCGCCGCAGCGTTAGTAAAGCGTGGGACTACGGTATCCACTGCCGCTAAGGCCGCCGCCGCCAGTATCATAGCCAAACGAGCCGCAGGCGCAGCCAATGGTGGGGGTGTCGCCTCCCGTGGCAATGGCCAACGCCGCTTCGAGAACCCCGACGCCGAGAGGTTGCGCATCGCCGCCAACAAGTCGACCAGTATTTTTGGTTAGTAACTAACCGCCACTATTTCTCACTACAAGGGAGTCTCTCGCCATGCCTATTTCCTACGCCCTAGGCAACCGCCATACCCAGCAGATGTTCGCTGCCAGCGACAATATCAGAGTCGTCGGCACCGACGCCATGCTCATTCGCCCGGACATCGCCCCATTGACCACCCTCCTCATCGAGGGATTAAAAAAGTCCCGCAAGAAGGGCCAAGCCTCGACCCTGATCGAGTGGAAAGAGGATGACTGGATGACGCAATGGGTAATTACCGCTGCTGCAGTCGCAGACGGCGTCGCCACGTCGATCACCCTCGTTGACTCCAAGCCCGTCGTCCCAGGAGACGTGCTGTACTTCCCGCCAGCGAATGCCACCGTCGCCATGGGTGAACTGGTACGTATCACCGCCAACAACCCCGCCACCAACGTCATCACCGTCACCCGTGCCTTCGCCGGTACCGTGGGCGCAGCGATTGCCTCTGGCTCTGCCCTATCCATCAACGGCCCAGCACTGAACGAAGGTGCCGCTGCCCCGGATAGCAAGTCCACCATCGCGATGACCAAGACCACGTACATGCAGCACTTCGGCAAGACCAAGCGCATCACCCTGGAGCAGGCCGCATCCAACCAGTACGCCTCGCCACAGGGTCTGCGTGACGATCTCCAGTCCAAGATGATGAACGAGATGAAACTCGACTACAACCGCACCGCCTATTGGGGCAAGTCCTCGCAGGATCTCAACGACGTCAACGGCGAGATGCGCACCATGGCCGGGTTGCGTAGTGAAATCACCACCAACGTCGTCGACGCCGGGGGCACCCTCACCTACAAGGGGTTCCTGGGGTTCTGCGAACGGCTGTTCCAATTCCACGACTCCCAGAGCGAACTCGGCCTCCTGTGCCCAGCTATGGTTATCAACGCCATCAACGCTTGGCAGCACCAGTTCCTGATGGTAGGGCCAACCGAGAAGATGTACGGCGTCAAGACCAGGATGGTGCAAACCGGCTTCGGCGACCTGCGCCTCATCCATGACAAGACCCTCGAGACTCTCACGGGTCAAACTCGCGGTTTCGGTCACATCGCCTTCGGGGTGGACTTCTCCAACGTCGAGATCGTCTTCCTGCAGGGGAACGGCGCAAGTTATGGTGAACCCACGATCCTTGAGGACAACATCAAGGACGGCGCTGGCCGCATTGTCGATCAGACCCGCATGATCTGTGGACTCAAGGTACGCCATGAGAAAAAGCACGGGGTCCTGCAAAACGTCACCGATTACACGGCCCCCTTCTAGCCGGTAGTCAACAACCTCGCCAGACCGGACAACGCTGGACAACATGGTTCTGTTCTCCCCAGTGTTCTCCCCGGTTTTGGTTGAGCGGGGGTGGGTGGTAAGTGCGGTGCTGCCCACCCCTACAGTGTTACGTCCACCGCATGCATCGCATTGTTAGTCACTAACTTCCAAAGGAGTCCCGCACCGCATGACCGCCACCATCCCCGACCACGTCGTAGCCGAGTTTCTCGCCGACCCAACCAACGGCCTGTCACTCCTCTCCATCGGCGACCCGTTCATCCACCGTTCCGGCCTGCCCACCCGCGAGTACTACTCGCTCACCTACCCCGGTCTCACCAAGCAGGTCCACTTCGTCAACCCCCGGCCCGTCAACGGCTCCAAGGACACCATCATCACCGCGCAGATGCGCTTCATGATCGTCCCCAAGACCATCGCCCCCGGGCATAACATCTCCCTAGGCGTGTTGCGTACCAACAATCCCCTGTGGATACGCGCCCTGGATGACTCCCGCGATGCCGAGATCGCCGAGGCCGGGTTCGCCAGCATCCTCAACGCCGAAGAAATGGTCGAGGCCACCAAGTCGCAGGCGCAACGCATGGCCGACCGCATCGTCGACGAGACCACCGCCACCCTCAACCCCCTCATTCGCGAACAGAAGTCCCGCATCACCGCGCAGGAGGCCGAACTGTCCCGCCTACGCGCCGTGGTGGCCAAGCTCACCGCCGACAAGGCCATGACCACACCTAGTGACGAGGTGGATGCCGACGTCGACCTCGAAGCCATGGCCAGCGGCGACGCCCTGGGAGACACCAACACCGCAGCCAGCGACGATGCCACCGCCCGTTTCCTCAAGCCTGCCCAGCCCGACGACGACGTAATGCTGGAGGAGGCACGCAAGGCCAGGGGTGGCAAGCGCAAGTAGTACAATAGTCCAGTCCCACAGGAGGTAGCCGCCGCCATGCTGTACAGCGCCTATTGGAGATACCTAGTCAACTATGACGAATCCGCCGTCGGCGGCTACCCCCATGAGTGGCAGTTTTGGTACATAGTCCTGCCGCAGTTCATGTCGGAGGTCTACAACCGGCACGGCAAGGGCTACTGGAATACCACCACCCTCTCTATCCCCATCCCGGCCAACGACAGCCGCATCGTCCTCCCCCAGGATGTGCTCACCATCGAACCGCATGGGGCATTCATCACCGGCGCACCCATCATGGGTAATAACATTGTGGGCACCGGCTACGAGATCATACCTAATCACGACGTCCCGGGCATTGGCGCAGTCATGGAATACGGGGACCACGCCGACTACCCGCACCCAGGACCGGGGTACCCATCGACGTACCGCATCGCCGCCGCCTTGATCCCCGAGTTACCACCAGGAGATGACTCTGAGGGCGACTACAAGGTGATAGTGTTCAATCGCCCCGCAGTGGCCGGGTTGACCCTGCGTATCAAGTACGTCCAGCGGCCCCTCGTCCCGGCCCACCCACTAGGCGTATGGAGCGACACCAACCTCTCCCTCTACGTGCCTAATCAACTCATTCCACTATTGTCGGTATTCAATCGCGCCTTCATCTACGGCGACCGCGAGGCAGGCAACCAGGACAACCGGTTCGTGACCCAGATGAAACGCTTCTACGCCATGCTGGACACCCTCGACCCCATCATGGGGGCGTCACCTCGTGGCTATCACATGGTTGGGTCCAACTAAGTGACAGTTAGTAACTAACCACTATGGCCGAATCCAAGCCTCCCATCTACGTGCCGCTCACGGGCGTCATCACCCAGGTCAACCCCAGTGCGCCTCCCCCCGCCGCCGTCCACTGCCATAACTTCCGGGTCATGCCCAGTGTCGACGGCTCCCTATGGCTCCGTCTCTTCGGTGGGCGCAAGCTCCGTGCCATCTTCGCCAGCGGCCTCTGGAAGCAGTTCCAGGAATACCTCGACCCGTGGGTAGCCGGTTACCGCAACCACATGGCCCTCAAGGTGACCAGTACTACGGCCCAGTGGTGGTCGCTGTTCCTGGGCTACTGGGATGGGGTCATGGTGCTCAATATCGAGCAACTCTACGGCGGGGCATTTGTTCTCACGCATCCGGCCCCCGTATGCAACACCAACGAGGGGATCGTCATGTACAACGGGATGGGGGTGCGCAATACCACCGCTGGCTCCTTCCCCCCATTTAGTATCTATCTCGCCGATGTCAATCAACTCATCTACCTGGGCCTGGACTGCTTCCTCACCAATGCCAACTTCCCGCCAGTGGCTTCCGCAACCCCCGGGTCCATGACCATCCTCAACGAGATTACCTTCTACGTCGGCCTGTTCAACACCCGTACCTACCACTTCTCCAATGTCGTCTATGTGGGTACCGTCACTGCCGGTTCGAGCCGCGGTGTGTGGATCAGCCAATTGCAGAACATCCACATGCGCAGCCACGGCACGTATGAGACCGGCTTACAAAAGTACGTGTTCTACGCCACGGTGGACCTGACCAATGCCGAAGTGGGGTACCTCATGATGGACCCCGCCGACCCCACCATGCCCATTACCGCGCCCATTACCGCCACTGAAATCACGATCCCCAACTACGTGCTCGACGTATTCAAGGAGGCCCCGGTCGACAACTTCCCCCCACGTCCCATGCGGTGGATAGCATTTGTAGAGGGACGCATCTATGGTGCATTACTCCCCGGCGGTGGGCAATCACCAACTCGCCCCGACTTTAGCTATGTCTCACCAACCCATTATCTAAGCGGTATCGTCTGGAGTGCTGCGGCGAGTGACGTAAGTGAAACCTTCTTTCTCGGTGCCCCCGAGCACGCCTTCCCCCTGGATAACTTCCGGTCCACCCCCAGCAGTGAGCAACCCGTCTGGGGCGCGAGGTCCCCCGAGGGGAAGTCGCTGCACGTCCTCACCGAGACCACCAACTACATCGTCTACGAGGACATCGACGAGAGGCACTCATTCACCGAGATCCCGGGCCGGTACGGGATATTCAACACCTACACCTATTGTGAGAGGACCCCGCACGGCTCTATTTGGGAGACGCAGAACGGTGAGATCGTCGCCCTGGACGAGGCTGGCCGCATCGACATCCTCTCCCGCCCGTACCAGGATAAGTTACGCGGTAAAACCTCGCGCTTCGCCACGCACACGTTCGACCCGCCCAACATGATCGACCGCTACGAGTTGTTCTTCACAGACGGCACCGAGTGGGTGCATGACTTCATCACCGGCCAGGGCTATAGTGCTGATGGGGACTTCACTGGGGGCAAGACCCTGATTGACGCATACAACAAACGTAATCACATGCTGGCCAACCGGGACTTCTTCACCGCCGCCGGTCAGCCCGATGACTCACTAGGGCGGGAGTTGGTCAAGGACGACATTGTCACTGGCGGTATCGCCGTCCCCACCCGCCGCACTGGTGAGTACGAGTCGCACTGGATAGACTTCGGCGACCCCGCCAGTATAGGCAATGTGGCCGAGACCCACATCCACGGCGACGTGCGTAGTGCCAACCTGTCCATCCATGCGTGGCGCGATCATGAGGAGCCGCTGGATGCGACTGGGATACCCAACCTGTTGACTAGCGCCATCTTCAGCGCAGCCAACTACATGGTCACGGTGGGCAAGGCATTGCTAGGCACAGTATGCAATCTCAAGTTGCGTATCCGCCTAGTCGCCGACGCGAATGAAACATTCTACCCCACGGCGTACCAGTACGCACGCATGACCCTTGCCAAAACCATGGTCGGCGTCGTGGGCAAACTGGGCTTTGTATTGACTAAGGGAAGGATAAGGTTACAGTAATGGATCAGTTGATTATGCTTATTGTCTACATCATCCTGTTTGCCATAGTCGCATATGGCCTCAACTGGGTGTGTGTCTCCTATGCATTGCCCCAGCCCATCCGCTGGATAGTGGGCGGGATATTGCTAATCGTCCTGCTACTGTTCCTGTCGCGCCAGCTGGGGGTCGGCAGCGGGACTGTGTTTCACCGACCGTAGCAGTTAGTCACTAACAACATGACCATCAGCCAGCGGGGGCAGGTCGAACGCCAGCTAGCCGAGTTGGACCGCGCCACCCGCCTGTCCCGCCTCGCCCCCGCCCCGCCACGTGCAGTAAAAGGCGCAGGCGGGATATTGAGTTGGAACGCCCCCCATCCCAGTAGTCCCGGGGTCTACACTCACTTCCGGGTCTATGCCAACGGCGACGGTGACGACAAGCTGGTACGCCAACTCCCCGCTGACCAGCTATTCCTCAGTGACGGCCTCACCGGCGACAGCATCTTTGTATCAACTTTCAATGCCACCACTGGGGCCGAATCATCCCGCATCCCCATGGTGGGGACACTCGCCGCCGCTGTCGCACCCCCAGTGACTAGTGCCGACAGCGACATCTACCCGTATCTATTGACTAGTACTGGCATCACCCTCATCACCTACGCTGCGCCTGCCAAGGACGGCGACTTCCTAACTGTCGACATCCGCATCCCACTAGGCGTGCCGCCCACCAATATATACTGGATCGAGTGGGGCGGGACGTTCGATCTCGACGTGCCCAACGGGTTGAACGACGTACCCGGGGCGCGGAATCTATTCTTTTTCACATCAATAGGACTAAAATGGACCATGCTAAGTTATCGTGGATATGTGCCGGAATAGCGGCATTGCTGTTAGTCACTAACCCGCTTACCGCCCAGGGGAATGTGCAGTACTCGTGGCAGGGGCCAGCGGAGATGCTGCCCAACACCCCCACGGCTGGGGGCGACACTGGTGAGTTTAGATACCGCGAGAGCAAGACCTTCGGGGTCGAGTACGCCTCCATACGTGCGGCCACCAGCATGTCTACGTCGTACCGCATGCGCCTCCCCCCGTCTATCGGCGTCGTCGACTACTGCGTCAAGCGCGGGGCCACCGTGGTAGACGGCGATGGGGTCAACTCGATCCCGCTGCGCTTCGACGTCTGCGCCGCCCCCGGTGGCACCGAGTGGATTAGTGCCACTCACGACTCAGCCAATCAACACCTGTCCACCGTGTATACCAACAATGTGGTCGACTACGCCGACTGGGTGGTACGGCGATCCCGGGGCACCGAGGCCACCCCAACCGATACTGTGGTAGGTGATTTCATCGCTGGCACCAACTACCAAGCGCGGGTGGGTGGGACATTCAAGCCCCAGCTGATTATTACCAGTAAACGTATCACTGCCACCCCCACCGCTGTCGCCGACTGGCGTCTCACCATGTACGACGCCGCCGGTGCCGCTCACGACAAACTCCTCATCAACGACAAGGCCACCCTCGACAGCGACTTCCTCCCCGCCCAGGATGTGACCCACTCACTGGGTAGCACCGCCCTCCGCTGGAAGAAGCTCTGGGTACAGGACATTGACTGTACCGGCGCATGCGGCATAGGCAGTAACTGGTTCCGCAACACCACTGCCGGTTATGTACGTCCACTGGTGGCCACCGACGACGTGCGTACCCGCGCCAAGTACGTCTTCGAGGATGCCGCCAGCGTGACTACTGCCGACATCGAGGTGTCGAGCGGCGCGAATGAGTCCATGCAATTCCGCGACAAGGCCGGGAACGAGATGCTCAAACTCCAGGTCCTCTTCGCTACTGTCTCCAGCAAGGAGGCGACCCTGGATGCCACCTTCATACCAAAGACCGGGAACCTGTTCAACCTGGGGATCGACTCGACCCGCATGTGGAACGGCCTGTACGTTCAAAGCGTCTACCCCGTCAACCTGCGGCCATCAGCCACCGCCGCCTCCGGTGCCATAAAGTCATTCGCCCACCTGAACCCAGCCGCCGCCGATTCCTACGACCTGGGCACCGCCACCGACCGCTGGCGCACCCTGTTTGTCAAGGACATTGATTGCATTGGCGTATGCCCCGGCGGCAGTGGTGGGTGGACCCGTGTTACAACCCCTACCACCTTACTTACTCCTACGGTGGTTGCCGACGACGTGCGCATCACCAACAAGTTACTGTTCCAGGACCGGGCCGGTGCCGGGGTGCTTAGTGCCCTGACGTTTGACATCTACGCCGACGTGGGCGGGGCCGGGGCGCGGTACATGGTATTCCGAGACAACGGCGGGGCCGAGATGCTGAGATTAGAACGGATGGAACTCACCAGCGTCACCGACAAGGCCATATTTGACCTGCACCTCATACCCAAGGCGGCTGGTGCCCGTGACCTCGGCCTGCCCTACACCGGGGTACCCGCCACTGACCGGTACTGGCGAACCGCATACATCAACGGGGTATTCCTGGGGGCCATGGCGAGTCTCACGGGTAATGGGCAGATACTGTCGTATTCCCACTTTATGCCGGATGCCACCACCAGCGACCGCGACCTGGGCGCAACCACCGTGCGATGGCGCACCGCCTATGTGCAGAACATCAATGCCAGCCTCACCTGCACTGTGGCGGGGTCGTCATGTAATAGTCTACTCACTGATGCGGGGGCGACCACCTACCTAACCGCGACCACTGACAACTTTTGTATTGGGTGTGCGACCACTACCAACAAGCTGGAAGTTGCCGGTAACTTCAGGACCACTGACGGCATCGAGTTAGGCAATAACCTCAAGTGGACGAGTGACGCTGGCGGCGACATTGGCCTACCCACCGGTAACCGCCCCGGCTCCATCTACGCCGTCTCTGCCTACTACGTCTACAGCGGCGCTGGCCCGTCAGCCTTCGTCCGTACCTCCCTCAGCGGCGGCGGTCTCATCCTGCGGAGTAGCGTGGAATCATTCCCCGGCAGCGGTATAGCCGCTACGACCTTCTCGATCAGCGCCAACACCGGCAGTGTCATCACCAGCAGCGGCTCTGCCGACTTTGGTGGCGGGTACAAGGTGGGGGCCAACGTGGGGATAAGCGGGACCTTTAGTGTCTCATTCATCGGCTGCACCCTGACCCTGGTAGGGGGATTAGTTACCGGGAGATCGTGTTAGTTACTAACCACAAGGAGAACCACCGCATGCACCGCATTACCGTCATTGCCATCCTCATCATGTTGGCCAATATCATATTTGCCCAGTCGGCCATCCCCACGCCACTGATTGCCAAGGCCGAGTCCAGCACTGTCACTGTCTCCGAGGCCGACCAAATCAAGCATCTACGTCTCATTGACTCTATCCGCGCACTGGAGAATAACATCCACCGTCTCAAGCTGGAGTACGAGGCCAAGAAGAGTGAACTGGAGGCGTCACAACGTACCAAGATGGACGACTACACCAAGTTCATCACCGCGAAACGTGCCGAGTACAAGGTGGGTGAGAGCTATGAGATAGATATAGACAAAGGTATCTGGGTAGACCGCAAACCCCCAGTACCCCCTGCCGACAAGAAGTAACGGTTAGTGACTAACTAGTACCCGTTAGTATATACTTACCCTCTAGGAGTATCCCAACCTATGGCTGCGCAAGCCGTTCAACTCGCCGCCGCCGCGATCCCGTTCCTGTTCAAGCTATTCGGCTCCGGCAAGAACAAGGAAACCAAGCAAGCCGAGGCCATGCCCGACGAGTTCATGTCGATCATGAAGCAACTGTTGGGCGATGCCAACATGGACAAGGCACGCGCCACTGCCCTATGGGATAACTACGTCCAGCGCATCCAGGACATGGCCGACCAGGGCTATGGCACCCCCGAAGACATCATGGGGCAGGGGAGCAGTGTTGTACGCGACGAAGGCCAAGGCCAAAAGCGCAAGGAGGAGACAGAGCAACTCGACGAGCGGTTCCGCAATGGGCCTAATGCCCAGACCACCTGGGGCGATGTCAGTGCCATTCTCGACCAGATGGGCATTGGCGCAGGTGCCACCTTCGATGCCGCCGAAGGTCTCATCCGCGACTCCAATGGCCGGGTCCTGGGCACCATCAATGATGTAGAGAAAAAGCTCCTGGAGATGACCGGGTCGACCTTCGACGCCGCCGGGGCAATACATCAAAAGCTCTACGGTGAACTCCGTGGCCGCATGGGGGCTGGCTTCAAGGAGCAGCGCGGCCAGCTGGGCAAGTTTGAAACCGACGCCACCCGCGCCTTAGAGGACGAGTACAAAGTCGACGCCAACGCCGCGATAGACAAGGCATTTTCACCCGATGCGACCAGTGCCCGGACAGGACGTGCATTTGCGCCAGCGGCGGCGGCAGCAGCATTTAGATCCCGCCGCGCCGGTCTCAGTGACACCGACCCCACGGCTGGGGCAATGCAATCCCGGGTCGAGGCCAGCAGGTCACGTGCGGTTGATGACGCACTCTCACTCGATGCCGAGAAGATGGCCAACGCACGTCTAGGCATTAGCGGCAGGGTACTGGACACGCGGCTAGGCATTGGCGGGAAAGTGCTCGACACCGGGCTGGGCATTAGCAGGGACGAGATGGGCAAGGACATCAACCTGTCCACCGCCGACGAAGCAATACAACGGGGCCTCATTCTCGACCGGGGCGCTATTGACAGGGGCACCGTGGATACTGCCGCGCAACGCCGCATCGCCGAGGATGTGCGTAACACCGGCCTCAACCTTGGCAATACCTACCGCTACCAGGATGAGTCCAACGCCGTCTACGCGGGACGTATTGCGGCGGCAACAGATAAGTTGCAAAACAGTCGTGGTGACCTCGCCATTGCCACCGCCCTGGCTGACCGGCGCAACGAGGACCGCGAGTACCAGAACCGGCTACGGGAACGCCAGTTCGGCGTGGGCATGCAGTTCGCCAATGCCGACTACGGGCGCAAGGACCGTGGCACCACCGCGATTGGCAATGCGTCCAACGATGCGTTCAACCGCGCCTACCGCGATATAGTGGCCGCTGGGCAATTCGGGGAGCAGGCATCCCGTGGGTATGAACGCAATGCCGCCCGGGCCAACGAGAACAGCGGCACCTTTGCACGCCTAGCCAGCAGTGTGGGGGCAAGTGCGGCGAACTTCTTTGCCAGCAAGTATGGTAAGAAGAGTGGCGGGGGCGGCGGTACAGACACCTATAATCCTACAGGCTGGAACCCCGGCACCGGCACCTGGGACTAGTGTTAGTTACTAACAGGGGTACAATAGGAGCCACCGCCATGCCAGACAGATTTGAACTATCCGATGAGGAGAAGGCCCGCCTACACCAACTCTACCCCCAGTTTAATCTCTATGGTGGTGGTGGCACTATTGACGACCCGTTACTGGGCAGTGACGAGGGCGAGGACCCCAGTGCCTTGCGTGACGAGATGACAAGCGGCGGTGGCGGCGGCGGCTACATCTCGGAGTCCGACGCACGCAAACTTGGCGAGGCCATGGCCAGGGATGGATCGTACAGCGGCAGTGGCGCAACCCCGGTGGCCACCCCGATAGCCCAGCGGGTAGCCCAGCCCACGATTGAACCCATCCCCAACTCGGTTGGCCCCACGCCCAAGCCAGCGCCTATTCCCAACTCGGACGGCACCCGGCCTCCCATGCAGCTATTGGGTGATGATGACGCCCCTCCCCCAGGTACCGGTACCCCCGTCCCACAACTCCCCCGCGCCTTCGACCCGGGCGGCAACTTCGGCAAGATGCCCATCATGGCACGCCGCCCACCGGGGCCTCTACCCACCATCGCGCCACCTCCCCCCGCCAACCGGCTCCAACCCCCGGTCGACCGTGTGGCCCTCTACCGCCAGTTACGCCCATACCCGGGGCTGTCTAAGTCCGAGAAGATGTCGCAGATGATTGCCGATGGCTTCCGCGCCGCCGCCCAACCCGGTACTGGTAATGCCTTCCGCGATGCCGCCGCCGGTTACGCCATGGGCCACGACTCCTCGCAGGCCCTGATCGACAAGGACCGGGCACTCCAGGCCCAGTACGCGGGGCAGGTTGTCACGCACGCCGCTGGCCAGGAGGAGGCGTCACGCAAGGCTGCGGAGACAGAGTCCAAGATCGGCAAGGAGCGGGGCGAGACCGAGCGTGCCTACGCCTACGCCGACTATCTGCGCAACCGCGGGGTCTACTACACTCAACGGGGCGAGAACGAGTCCATGGACGCCTGGACGCGCCGCATCCTGGCCACGACCGAACCCGGCTTCACCCTATCCGAGAGCCAGACCCGCTTCGACTCGCAGGGCCGGGAGGTCGCCAAGGGCCAGCCCAAGCCAGCCGCCGCCAACGCCACCCTGGACAAGTACCAACTTGCCGAGAAGGTCAATGCCAAGCTAACGGCCATGTACGGGGCGAGGCATGGGGCAGACGCGCAGCGTGCCGTACTCATGCAAATCACCGGGGCCAACCCCCGAGCGATACCTGCCGGGTCTGCCTTTGCCAAGTACCTCGACGCCTACAGCGACCCCGACCCCAAGTCGCAAGCGGCCAAGATCGCCCTGCTCGACAAGGCCGCAGTCAAGGTTGCCGCCATGCGCCCCGCCCCCCGCGAACAGCAGGCCCCGTACTGGGTGCGTGCCAAGGGGCCGATTGCGGATATCGTCGACTTCAACCTGTGGAAGTACAAGCTACCCAGCGGCGGCTATGATTGGGACCGGTTCAAGACCGACGCATTGAACCTCAAGCTGGATCGCAACCTGACCATCAAGGGACAGCGGGATGCCCGTGGCACCGACCTGGGCCGTGCGGTCGAGGAACTGCGGCGCGAGATATCCGAGACCGGGCCAGGGGCAAGTACGTCAGTCTATGGCCCCAACACTGACCGTGGCGCAGATAAAGGTATAGTCGACCCCAAGGATTTTGCGGCCTTTGCAGCCGACCCCAATGCCGTAGGCCCAAAGTCACCCCGTCCCCTACCCCCGTCCACTGCACCCACTACACCGGGATCGATCATCCCGCCCAACGAGAGCATTGAAGACATCTTCGACGATAAGGTGAAATAATGGCACAAGATTACCGCCTGCTGGTGAAGGAACTGCGCTCCCGTGACACTGGCCACCAGTACGACAATGTGGGCGATGCCACACTCGTGCGCGGGTTCCAGCGGAAACACCCCGGCAAGTACGACGACTTCGCAGTGCCGCCGGGTGCTGATGATACGCCACCATCACGCCGCCCCATCCCCCGTGGTGCCGTGGGCCAAGCGTGGGACTTCGCCACCGCCCTCCCCGCCGGGGTCATGCGCGGCGGCGGCAAGCTGATACGCGACATCGAGGCCACCACGCCCCAGGCTTTCAAGCAACTCCCCGGCGGCGACCTCAACCTCGGCCAGGGCATACTGGGCGCGAGTGACTACGTGGCCGGTACCCCCGGCCTAGCTACCGGCCAAGTCCAGCGTGAACCATCCTTGGGGAGCAAGGCCGGGTCCCTCATTGGTGAGACGGCGTTCAACCTCCTGCCCTACATGGGTGCCACCAAGGTTGCGCGTGCCGCCTATGCCGCCCCCACGGTTGCCAAAGCCGTCATGCAGAGCGGCGCGACCCAAGGGCTGACAACCATGGTGAGGCGTGCGCTGGAACAGGGTGCAGAGCCACCACCGCCACCCGGTGTGGAACCCCAGCGAGGACCAGTGGCGGCTGGGGTTATAGACACATTAGCGGGGGCCGGGAGTGAGGTGGTTGGGGCACTTGGTGGACGTTACGGCACGGCGGCGCGTGTCATGGGCGATGCCGCGATAGGTGCCCTGGCCGCACCGTCTGGGCAGCGTGGAGAGGGGGCGTTGTTTCAAGGCGGATTGAGAGCCTTGATTGGCCGTACCCCGATACATGTGCCGGGCGCAGCGGGGGCAGCGGGGGCAGGTGCAGTACCTCCGGGTGGCGGTGGAACAGGTACCCCTCCAGGTGCCCCACCTGCCACTCCACCAAGTGCCCCTCCAGGTGCGCCACCGGCTACCCCGCCTGCCGCCGCCCGTCCCTCCCCCGCAGTGAACCCCAATGCCTACACCCCAGTGGAGTGGGCGTTCTACCCGGAGCAGCGCCCGACCATGTCCAGCTTTGGGGTGGGAGTTAGTGACCAACCGGCACCCGTGACCTCCACCACCCCGCCTGCCGTCGCCACTCCCCAAGGTCTCATGGAAGGGTTCTACCCACCAGTGGTCAAGCGGCCAGTGCCGGGACGGCCCATAAATGTGCAGGACTTCTATGGCACCGGTCCCCGCCCCGACCCCAACCGTACCGTGACCAAACCCGGCGAAGGCGTCACCGAACTGGACCTCCCCGAGTTCCAACCCGGCGGCGGTGGCGAGACCCCGTACACGCAACCCGGGGGACGCCCACTACCCGGACCCACCGGGCCAGAGCGCCAACCCGTTCTCTACGATGTGCCCGAAGGTCCACTCCCACGGCCAGCGGGAACCCCGCCCCCAGCGGCCACGCCCCCGCCAGCCCCCGCTCTGCCCCAGCCAGCACCCGATCTCGGTGCCGCCTTGGGACAGGTAGAACCGGGTGAGGGTTCCCGCTACCAGACTCCGCTATTGCCCTCGTGGTCTCAAGCCGAGGATGCCGGGAGCGCGTTCTATAAGCCGCAGGCACTTCCACCGCATTTGCGTTACCCGTTTGCTACCTGGACCGCCGGTCAGGTAGGTGGACAACCCGCTGAGGTCAGCCCAACAATGGCGCAGGAGTCGTTGGACTTGGCTGGCCAGCAGGTGCAGCCCACCATCCCCAATGTGCGTGACACCTTTGGCGGATCGCCCATCAACGAGGGCGGGTTGCAGGACTTGTATAACAGGCAGAATGCGCCACCGACCCATGAGATACCGCCGTTCCAATCCGCCACCCCCGGCATTGGCAGGGAGGGTCCCGGTACACTAGGTGATGTGGGTAGAGAGGGCACCCGCACCAGTCCCTACGGCGTCCCCGGCTGGGCACCGGATCTACCCATGGGACCGACGACAGGGGCGGCACTGGGTCTGCGCACGCCATGGAAATCTGCCCAGGAGTCGCAGCAGGCTATCCAACGCGCACGCGAGGGCACACTAGGTAGACCGTGGAGATCGCAGGCCGACGCAGGGATTGACACCGGTACAGTGCATGACGCATTCAAGCCAATGCCCGGTGGCGAGGAGTTAGTTACTAACCAGCCGCCGACGCGCGGTACCGCTGGCGAGGCCCGGTCCCCGGAGGAGATGATCATCTCGGAAGTGGACCGCGCCCCCGAACAGCGCACCGCCGAGCCGCCCACCGCCTCTATCTCATCCACGAATCCATCACTGGACATCCCACCAAAGCCGACCACCCGTCCCCAGTCCCGCATGGTGGACGAGACCCCGGCACCCGACGTGCCCCCAGTGATAGCTGCACCCGATACCGGCGGGGGCCAGCCCCCAGTGCTCACGCCACCACCGCCCCCAGACTTACCGCCGCCACCCCCACCTACCCGTGGCCGTGGTGCCCGTCGCGGTGCCCGTCCCAAGGTGGAACTCACCCCCGAGGAGATCGCCGCCCTTGGTGGGGGTGCGGCCCCACTGGTTCCCGGCAAGGGTGGAAGGGTAAAAAAAAAGTAGAGCCTAGCGAGGAGGCGGGGTCGTTCCGCGACTGGATCAGCAAGTTCATCCCCAGCATGGGGGAGCCTGTCGATTACAGCCAATTTAGTACGGCATGGCAGCGGGTGCGGGACGCCATGATCGGCGGATCGCCAACACTGCGCAAGGCCCAGGATAGTGTATTAGAGAATATCCAGTACCGCGCCTACAACACCCCGTCGCAGACCGGCACCCTGTACGTGAACGACAACGGCATGGTGCTGTTCGACTACCTGGGGGATGTTAGGGCAGACCGTGGCGTACTGCCGGGTAAGTCACCACTTGGTGGCCGGTCCATCCCCGAGAAGTGGGACAACATCCAGCGGCGGCTGGGGAAACTCAAGTCCCTGTCGGAGAGTCCCGACATCAGTCCAGCGTCCAAGGCCAAGTTACAGGCCCTCCACAGTGACATCACCAGCCACCTCGACACGCTGGTGGCGCAGGGTAAGCACAAGCCGTCACTAGAAGTTGTACTCATCTCACCGGACCAGCCAGCCAAGCCAGAGATACGGCCCACGGCACGCGAGGAGAAGATCCACGCCGGTCAGTGGTGGACAGCACTGCCGCAGGAAGCTATTGATGAGATGATGAAGACCCCGGTGTTTACCAAGGCACGCAAGGGCCTGCACCCAGGTTATAGTGATGCCGATGCATTCAAGGAAGTTACTGCCAAGACACTCGCCGGTAACAAGAAGCTGGGACTCGATGACGTGGAGATGGAGGAACTGGCCCGTAACTATGGCAGGATGTTGCAAAGGCATGGGTTACCATGGGTGATGGAGCACTTCGAATATGTCAAGCCGGGACCGGTAAAGGAGGCATTTTTTGGCGAAGCAAGAAGACCGCAACCTAATCGTTGGCCGGGGAAGCGTGGCGGTGCCCCCAGCCCAGGCCCAGCCCCCGGTGGCCCAGCAGCCGCAGGTGTCACCCCCGCAACGCCGCCCGGTGAGAGTCTCGGACGCCCCACCGGAGTGGAGCGAGGCGGCAGTGAACAACCACAACCTAGCGGTGTCGGCGATGGAGGACGCGAGGGTGGCGGGGCTGGACGAGAACCAGCAGGTGGAGGCGTTCGTCCAGGCGCTGAAGAAGGCGTGGGTGGGACAGGAGCCGCAGCAGGGGTAACGCCGCAGGGGTTCAGCTTTGGTGGTGGGCGCGACACCGGCCCAACCGAGGGATCACTAGGATTCCTGGGGTCTCAAAAGGTAGGCCAAGTCCTGTCCGACAAGGCCACCCAGCTGATGGACTACCTCAACCGCAACACCACCGACCCCACCTGGGACAAGGACCCACGGTATGAGGGCGTCATGGGACCGGCACGGGCGGCACAGCAGCAGGCCCAGCAGCAGGCGCAGGGGGACAGTTTCATACGCAGGGCCGTGGACAAGGTTATTGTTAACCCTACGTCGCGGTGGATCTCCACAGTACGGAGTGTACAGGGACTGCAACGGGAGGCTGACAAGGCCGAGGGGCCGCGCGGTCCAGGCGCAGGGGTAGGTGGTACCCGCCATGCCCACACTGACAAGGCACGGGCCATATTTGACGAGGCGGGTGCGGCGAATGAGCGTGCCGAGCAGCAGTTGAACGGGTTCCTGGACCCACTCATACGGGACGAAACCGCCGGTCTCAGCGCCGCCAATGCCGGTATCAAGCTGCGCGATCTCGGCACCTACGGGCAGGCGTTGCAACAGCGGGACTTCGACATCCACGACATGGGTAGCGACAAGTGGAATGCGACGGTCAAGACCGACCCGGCTATGGCCGACATTGATGCTGCCGCCAACAAGGGGGATAGCAATGCTCTACAGATGCGTGCTAATCATATGCAAATCATGGGTATCGAGGAGTGGCAGCGGAAGTTAGTCACTAACGAGGAGTCCACGAATTACAAGGGGCTGGGTACTAAGGACATCCAGGATCGCATCGAGGTAGGCGAACCCCATCACCAGGGGGCGGTGGATAAGATACAGCAGTACTTTCGTACTATGCTCAACGAAGCGGAGGCCGATGGGCGCATCTCCCAGGAGTTGGGCGATACGTTACGCAAGATGTATCCACGGTATGTGCCGGTTGCACGCATCATGGACAACATCGCCAACCACGACACCTGGGGCAGTACGCAACCGGTTGGCTCACTAACTAAGCAAGGTACGATACGGCAACGCGGTGGGCCGTCCAGCCTGGGCACCGAGAACTTATTGGAGACTGTGGTATCGCGCACTTTCCAAAACCAGCGCGAAGCCCACCGCAATGCCGTGGGACGTGAACTACTGCGGGTCGCCTCGAACTATCCAGGGTGGGAGAACTACGTGCGGCGCGTGTCGCCAGAGGAGATCAAGAAGGGGACGTTCAAGCCGGACGAGACCAACAGCATCTCGTTCCTGGAGAATGGGGATCAGGTTATCCTTGCGGTCGACCCCATTATTGCCACTGCCGCACGCAACCTCCAACCCCGGCAGTTCGGTATGTTCGTCGAAGGAGGACGCCTGCTGTCGAGAGTATTGCGTACCACCGCGACCGGCCCATTGAATCCCGTATTCCAGCTGTCCAACCTCGCCATGGACGCCCTGACCAACGTGGAGAACACCGGGTGGCGCACCCTGGCCAACGCCCCCCGTACCGCCTGGGCCGTCGCCAAGGACACTGCCGCCGACATCGTGGGCAAGAAGGGCGGCAAGTGGCGGGACAAGGACCTGGAGGAATTGAAGGCACATGGGGCAGCATTTACCAGCGCCGAGGCGTACCGCAACCGGGCCGGGTCGCAGATCGACTACACAGTGGCCAAGTCGCGCACGGGGGTTGGGCCAAAGGCGGCAGGCATGGCTGGCTATGTTGCCAAGCACCCCATTGATGCCGCGAACAGGTCGTGGTCCTACGTCGAGGATCTGTTTGCCAAGAGCGAGATGGCCTCGCGGTTACGGGTGTATGTGACGGCACGCGACGAGGGATTGAGACAGGGCCTATCACAACAGGAGGCGCAGGCCAAGGGGATTGATGCGGCCCGTAACCAGATGGCAAATTATCGTCATAGTGGGAGTGAGATGGCGGCGTTCAATGCGGTGACCCCGTACTTCAATGCGCGATTGCAAAACCTCGCCAGTGCCTGGGATGCGGGGCGGGATGACCCACGGCGATTTGGGATGGCGATCATGGGCACCATTATTGCGCCTGCGGTTGCCGCTACTATATACAACCTGTCCAGCCCCGAGAAGCAGCGGATATACTTTGATACCCCCGACGATGTCAAGGATGACTACCTGTTCTTCACCGGGAGTGATGAGGTACTGAACGACAACGGCAGGAGGGAAGTATTCAAGTGGCCCATACCTGGACAATATAGCCGCCTATCCAAGGCAGTGCGCATGGGTGTGGAGTCGCTGTGGCGCAACAGTCCAGAGCAGTTCCAGAAACTCGCCGAGGAGATGGGGTTCCAGGGCATGGATTTCACCCCAGTTGTCGACCCCAAGTACGGCACCACCCTGGACAGCCTGTGGAAGAATGTGGGGGAACTGGGCGAGACGGCGCTGCCGCAGGGCACCAAGTTTATCACCGACGTCGTCAGCGGTGTGCACCAGTACAGTGGCAGGCCGTTTGTCTCCAAGGGCCTCGAAGGGGTGCCCACCAGCCAGCAGATCGACAAGGATACCGGGCTGGCGATTACCAAGACGGCACAGGCACTGGGGCTGTCCCCGGCGTATGTGCAAGGGGTGATCACGTCACTTGGTGGGCAGGGGATACCTATTACGATCAATGCGTTTGACCAAGTACTGCAACAGGCGGGGCTACTGCCAAGCGATGCGAAACCCGGTGGTGTGAGTACCCCCGAGTCGGCGAGTGCGCGGTTCCTGGAGGGCAGGGGCGGGAGGATGAAAACTATCGACAAGGAGGGCGAGGCAGGCAAGCAGGAGGCGGATTACGGGGAACTGATGTCGCAGATGACCGATGGCCAGCGGGAACTGCTGCGGCAGATGAGGTTACCTGTCAAGCCAGTGACGCCGCAGGAGGGGGATACGCCAGAGGTGATTGCATTGCGGCACCAACTCAAGGGGAGGTTAGTGGGCAGGATGATCGACAAGGTTACCAGTGCCCCGGGGTGGGAGACGCTAAGCCCGGGGGACAAGAGGATTAAGTTACAACAGGAGGCGCTGGTGGTCAGCCGGTTCCTGAGCAACCGTACCACTGAGAGCGGCAGGCTGAACCCGCGCCAGCGCATGGGCTACTGGCAGAGCCAGCTGAATGCCCACCGGCGATAACGCCCGGATGGTAAACTGACCGGTTAGTGACTAACAGAATGAGGCAATCTATGAAACTTGCTATGATCCTGGTCCTGGTAGCCCTGGTGTCGTTGGCCCAGACCACGGGCAACAGCCGGTACTACACAGGTACTACACCTCCTGTGGGGTGCGTTGCGGGGCGTGACTTCTGGCTAAACACAACTGTTGGGGTGAATGATGCACTGCGGTTGGCGTCATGCACTTCCAATAACGTCTGGACCGTGCTGAGCGGGGCAGGCGGGGCAGGGACAGGGAACGTGGTGGGACCGGCACCTGGGACGGCAGGTGTACTTACCACTGTTGACGCCGCTGGCACTGCCCTGTCGCGCACTGCCCTGACCGGCGTGATCAAGACCGCCAGTGGGGTACCTGCTGTGGTTACGGGCACCGCTACTGACTTCGTGAGAGTAGATGGTACCAGTGCCCCAGCCGGGGTGGGTAGTGGGAATGTCACTGGTCCTGGGGTTGGCACGAGCGGGGCGGGGACGACTATTGACGCGGCAGGCACGACCCTCACCCGGTCTACGCTAACGGGGGTGATCAAGGCGACTGGTGGGGTGCCCAGCGTCGTCACGGGCACTGCGACAGACTTTGTACGAGTAGACGGTACCAGCGCCCCTGGTGGTACTGGCGGGGTCGCTGGTCCCAGTGCCGGGGCCGGGGGTGAGGGGATGACCATTAATGCTGCCGGTACGGTACTTACCCGGTCCAACCTAACGGGGGTAATCAAGGCCACTGCTGGGGTACCCAGTATCGTCACGGGGGCGGGGACTAACTTTGTACGGGTGGACGGGACAAGTGCGGCGGCGGGGGGTACCGGGGATGTGACTGGTGCGTCTAACCTAACCACGGCCAACAAGGTGGTGATCGTCAACTCGGCGGGGGCAGTGACGCAGGGGACGGGATGTACGTATGCGACCAACGGCATCACCTGCACCGGGGGTTTCACATCTGGGGATGGCACGGCACAATCCGGGGTCATCCTACCGGAACTCACCGCTAATGGCACCAATGACTTCCGCATGTACGGGGCGGCCAACCAGACTGCAGATGGCTGTGTCGTATTCACTGGTACCCTAGCCAGCGGGGAGTCGTGGCGCGGGTCGGCCACCACCACGGTGGTCAATGGCAAGACCTGCCGGGTCATGGAGACCTATACGCCAAGTGCCGGTGGCCCGGCTGGCCTTGACCTGTTCGATCCCGGGGTGTTTGTGATGTACGAGGAGTTCATTGAGGGGCCAGCAGTTAATATAGGCTCGGTATTTGGAGGTACCTCCGGGCTTAGGACCGGTACGTGGAATGGGGCAAGCGGATCGGTTACGGCTGGTGCTTCCTCACTTGGCCATCCCGGCATATTCCTGACCAACCCCGGCGTGACCACTGGGCGCGGAACCATCCTGCACTACCAGTTCCTCAACGTCTATGGGCAGTTTGCCCTTTCCACGGCGGTCTTTGACAGTTACTGGATCTGGTCCAATGTGGCTACGATAGCCAACCAGGGCAACTATACCGGGTTCCTGGCGGCGGGTGAGAGTTCGGCTGCGCCGCCAACCACCAATAACGGCTGCTGGTGGCGGCGGCTGGCCACCGATACTAACTTTCAATGCGTATGTTCCGCAGCAGGTACCGCCACGGTGGTGGACTATGGGTTGCCGCCAGTGGCTGACAGGTTCTACCGGACGGCGATCTATGCCACGACCCCGGGGACGATTAAGTTCCGGCTGTACGACAATGGGGTGGCGGTGGGGACTGAGGTTAGCATTTCCACCAATGTGCCGACCGCTAACCTGGAGCCGTTCTACCTGCACCTGGGGGTGGGGGTGTCGGTGAACTCGGCGGTGGATAAGTTTGCACTTAAGCAGACCGGGATCACCAACCGTTAGTGACTAACTGCCATGCGACAACTCTATCTCCTTGCCATATTGACATTTCCACTGACCAGTGCCGTCGTCCCCATACGGACGCACGACAACAAGAACTGCCACATCACCGGGGCCACCAATGCGACACCCATCGTACTCACCTGCGGGGTGGCCCATCACATGGCAACCAACGACATGATCCAGGTGGCCAACGTTGCGGGGACCACCAATGCCAATGGGTTACGTTATGTCGACGTCCTGTCCCCCACGACTATTGCCCTGTACAGTGCGCCTGGACCTACAACTCCAGTGGCGGGTAACGGGGTGTGGAGCAACGGCACCATCACCCACCCAGGCCCCCCAGTCGCCACCTATTCCGGGGGGATACAACTGGCCGGGTTAGTGACTAACTACACCACCCAACCGCACCCGCGTCTCGCCTGGAACCCTGCGGGGGAGTTGATCGAGTTCGCCGCCAGTATCGAGAACGGCCTGCTCACCAGCATCCAGGTCGCCAGTGGTATTGCCACCGCCACCTATACCCGGGCACATGGACTGGCAGTGGGTAATAAGATATGCATCTTCGGGGCTGTTGCCACCAACCTCAACTGTTCCAGTACCGCCGGTCCAACCGTGTACTTTACGATCACAGCGGTCCCCTCGCCGACCACCATCCAGTGGACTAACGGATTGGTTCTGGACGCCACATTCAACAGTACCAATCTCACCGTCTCCAGCTGGGCGCAGGGCGGGAATGTCGCATGGGTCGCCGTGAATAACTTTAGATCCTACCTCACTGCCGGGACCCCACCCGCGTACACGCTTGGCCGTCTCAACTACCTCAAGGATAAGAGTGCGAACATGGCCACGATATGCTATGTCAACCGGAGTGACACCGAGGCGTGTACGATTGCGGAACATGCGATTAATAATCCTGGGACGTTCTTCAACAACGGTGCCTGCGTCGAGACCTACCCCAGCGTTACTAATAATAATTGCGATGACGACCAGGGGGATTATGCCAGTTTCAGTGCCGTCCACATGGCCTACATCTACGACCTGATGAAGCCTACCGGTTACCTGGACGCCGGGGAACGCGCCGCCTTTGCCAATGCCATGCTCAACGACCTGGGCGATGGGTGCACCAAGATGGTGAGGACCAACCGGAGCGGGACCATCAGTGTCGTGGCCAACGAGGGGGCGAATGTGACACTGACCGGCATTGGGACGTCGTTTCTATCGCAGGTCGTCGTGGGATCACTAATTGTCGGCCAGGGCTACCTCGGCGCTGGCACGACGATCTATGTCAACGGCGTCACCAACGACACTACCCTCACGGTCAACAACAACTCGGCCCGTACCAATGCCACCTTCGCCACCATCGACCCGCGCACCTCCACCTCCTGCGGCGTCTGGTGGTACCTGAAACATCACGCTGGCTCCCCGCTGTCGCAACCATCCCTCTACCCGCCGCAGGGGGGCACCACCACGAGTAGCTCGTCAGAGCCGATTAATAATATGACGAGGTCCAAGCTGGGGGCGGCAGTGGCACTGGGGATTGTACTCGCCGATGATGACCCCCGGGCAGTGGCACTGTTGAGTGATACGAGCCTGTTCTGGTTCGACTACACCCATGCCGGTGAGCGGGGACATTATACCGGGATGACTAATGGTGGGCCTAATTACTACTTTGCCCGGGTCGCCCACTATGCAATTGACATAACCCTCTACTGGAGGAATGCGTTCATCAATGGCCCAGATTTAACCGATGCTGGGTACATGAATAGTTTCAACGACGCCTTACGCTTCCTCTGGCACCCCAACGCCGCCGTGGGTACACGGGAGTGGTGCACGTATGCGTTTGGGGCAGACGCGGACGGTACTAACTGCTTTGATGGGGCCGGTGGGCGGATGGCCGGGTTTGCCGGGAGCAGCAGGGTATTTCCCAAGTCGATGGAGACATCCAAGTTCATGCACTGGTTCCTCAATGTGGCCGGGTTCAACACCGATACCATTGACAGCACTAACTCGTATGAGTCGACCAACATGTTCAAGCGGTTGCCAGCTAATGTGACGGCCACCAGCTACACCAGTGACCCGACCCAGCGGGTGTTTAGGACGACGGCGGCAGATACGGCATGGTGCCTAGTCCCCGGGACGTATGGGTGCCCAACGACGGGTGGTGGGATGGCGTATGTGTTCTCACGTACTGGGTGGACCAGCCCCAGCGACACGGCATTTACCTACTCGTCGGCGAGTTTCAATGGCGACCACGATAGTCCCCGGGCGACCGATTACTGCATTGTCAAGGGGAATGGGCTGGTGTGCGGCGATAGCTTTGAACCCAACCAGTCGCTGGGGTCGATGGGGGCGGCGGGTGGGACGAATGAGGCTGAGACCAACATGGGGCAGATGGGCGGGTTACTGCTCAACCGGGGGCTGGTGTCGATGATACGCGGCGACTTTGTCTATGAGTTGTTCCATGCGCCGATACTGCGATGGGCCGGGGGCGCGGATAATAACGGGAGAAGTGATAGCGCATTTGCCTATGCCCTGTCCAATGTACTCATATGGAGGACCGGGATTACCAGACAGCACCGGGGGGTGTTGCACTACAAGCGTGCTGGTAAACAGGAGTACGTGATTCTATGGGATGACGTAGTGCGGAGTGCGGCAGGGACAGTGAAGTTGTATACTCATTACCCCCAAAACGGCGAGGGTGGCGTCGAGGGGATCACTACATGCCCCAGTGGCGACACTGCCTGTGCCAATATCAATACGTCCAAGCAGGTTACCAGTGCGACGAGTGGGACCATCTACAGTGTCAATACGACGTGGGTCGCGCCCACCGGGTCTGACCTGTACCTGATGGTGGACAACCCCGACGGGACGTATCCCACCGGGGCGGGGCATAGTTACAGGGTCACTGGCTGTGGCGGGACAAGTAGTTGTGCGAGTGTTACGGCGCTGGAGATGTTCACCGTGCACAAGATCTCCACCGGGGCAGTGACCACGATCAGTGCGCTGCCGTTGAACCCGAGTGCGAATTGGTCTGGGGCACAGTATGTCGATCTCACGTACCTCCATGCGCGGGGCGGGGGGACGTTTGGCAGTGTGCCAGCGGTGACCACGACATTGACTACTGATTACATTGCGGCGGGACTGGACCCGGGGGCGTATGATGTGAAGCTCGGCGGGAGTACCGTGTGTGGCGTCGTTGCCGTGGGGGCCGGGGATAATACCATCTACTGTCCCAATGTGGGGGCGGGGGCGATCACGGTGACACCGGCAGCAACTGGGACTGGGGTGTCGATTAGTGGCAGTGCGTCTATCACCGGGCAAGCGCGAGTGCAGTAGTAGTTAGTCACTAACAAGACGTGGTGGTATACTATCTGCATCGTGGCTGGGACGCCCAGTGAACGTTCGGTTTCCCGGCCATGTGATCAATAGAAGGGAAACGTATGAAACGAATAGTACTTGTGATCACGGTGCTGGCTCTATCCAGTGCCCAGTTGGGGGCGACCCTGCTAAGTGTGCTGGTCGCTGGCGGATCGCTGTCCAACTCCTATATCACTGTCGATGACTTCTCATTTACCCGCACCTGCGGCGGGATTGGGGTGTGTGCGCCGCTGGATGCGAGTGGGATAGATGTAACGCTTGCCAACAACCAGATTCGATTTGCCGGTGGGTTTACCGCGCTGTCCAACAGTGGGTTTGCCTCGTCCGACTTCCTCATCGCCTATGACATTTCGGTGAACCCGCTGTTCCCAGCGATTGGCGGGGTGGGGCTGCTGTTTAATGGCGCTGTCGTTGGAGACCAGAGTTTTGCACAGGTTGTCGAGACCATCATTGGGACGGTGCCTTTTCTCCACGTCGCAGGGCAGGCGCAGGTCGATGCCCCCGGTGGGCCGTTGCAGGATGTGGCCATTCTCGATGCCCCTTACCGTGACCTGCGGATAGTCAAGGATATCTTCCTGGTGGGCAGTGATAGTGAGGGGCTGGGGTATGCGACGATCTCGCTGATTGACCAGTTCTACGCAGGGCCGGGGGTTGATCCATTCTGTGTCGGGGCTGAGTGCGACGTGCCGGAACCTGCCACGTATGCGATGCTGGGCATGGGCCTGCTGGGGATTGCCCTTGCAAAGCGCCGCCGCTTGGTGTAGTATAGGCCAACCACCACTCCTCCAGGTGTGGTTTTCTTAACAACAACCATTGGGCACCGGGGTTTACCTCATACTCCCTGGTGCCCACTTTGTTAGTCACTAACTACTTCGCCCACCGTGACATAACCTTGCCCTCGGCTGCGACCGGTACCAGCAGCTGGGTGTACTGGTTGACGTCAGCCATGCACTTGACAGTGGCCACCTTGAGTTCCTCCGCTATGTCACTGTCGCATTCTGATACAATCTCGTCATGGACCGGCATAAGAAAGTTCACCGCATAGCCCTCGTCCCTAAACTTGTCGTAGACGCCCCGCAGGGTCCACATGGCGATCTTGAGAAACGCCGACCCCGCACTTTGAATGGGCATATTACCAGCCTGTCTCACACTCTCAGCGACGACACGCTTGACGGCACTGCGGATGCCGTGTATGTATCGAATACTCCCCATGAAGTCCCAGGTGAACCCGTACTTCCTGGCTCGGTACTCCTGTTCCCGCATGTAGGGCCGAATGTACGCGAACACCTTGTGCCAGGTCTCCTCGATGAAAGCGATGGTCTGCTCTTTAGACCAGTAGATACCTATAAGGACAAGTTGCGCCTGCAAGCCCATCCAGGTGATCCCATAGACTATGCCAAAGTTGGCGTTCTTCATCCCTGCGCGCATTGTCATGAACTCCTGAATGGTAGGGACAGTGCCACCGGGGACCAGTGGATAGATGGCCTTGGACTTGGGATCGAACCCTACCTTATCACGGATACCCATTGCTTCCAGGGTGGACTCCGCATGTATATCGCGGCCCTCCAGGAAGCACTGCATCATGAACGGGTCGGCGGCTTCGCTGGCGAGGATGCGTAACTCGATTTGACTATAGTCTGCACCAACCATGGACATGCCGTAGCTGGGGATGAAGGCGGCACGGACCCGCGCCCCAAGGGGTGACCGGATGGGGATGTTCATCAGGTTAGGTCGCCGTCCAGCTAACCTCCCAGTGTCAGTCCTGGTGGCAACTATCGTGCTATGGACCCTATTAGATGACTGACGATGACTGCGACCACATACAGGACAAACCCGGCCAGCAGGATGGTATCGGGCGATCCTGGGTAGTTTGAGTACGTACGTCGTATAGAGTTTATGGACCTCACGAAACTGCAGAATCTCCTGTATAGCTTCGTGCTCACTCTTGAGTGCCTCTAGCTGCTTTTTACCTGTCGATATACGACTGCCATCTGGGGTGGTGACCAGTGCCTTGCCCTTGCCTATGCCGAGGGTGTCAAATAAAAACCAGGCCACCTGTTCGGGGGAGGTGACCTTGAAACGGCTGGCTACTGTGACCGCGTCACTGCCCACTCCCCCGTCACTGGACCCGGTATCGTCATCGTCGGGATCGACACCGAGGAACTCTGCTAGTTTGTCGTGCGGAACCCGTCGCCGTACTCTAGCGGAGAGATCCTCCATCATATCACGCATCTCCACAGCGAGAGACTCCAGGTACGGGACGTCGATGGCGACGCCGAGGTTCATCATGTCCTCGATAGTGGGCATTGGTAACCTGTCGAGCGCCTGGGTGTTGGCGAAGCTGGGGTGCCTAACTCTACTTGGTATGTGCATAGCCACGGGTAACAGTGACGGTACGGTTATGCGGGTCCACGGCGGTGACCGTGATTAGTTCCCCGGTTGGTGGTTCCACGGCTGGGTCAAACCCTGGCACATCTATTGGGTAGGCGTCCACCAGTACCAAGCGGCCCGACTTCATCCACTTCTTGGCAAGGCGTTTGCGTATGTTGCGGTTGAGCGGCTGTCCATCCAGGTACCAGCGTTGATAGGTCCAGGTAATGCCACCCATGTTAGTCACTAACTCCGCTGTCAACCACTGGGCACTTCCAGATTGAGACCTGTTTCATGTTCAGGCACTCCTCCAGGACTGGGCGCACCTCATCCTCGCTGAGGCCCCCGTTGCCAATCCCGGGGTAGTTGAGCCGCACTTTCGCACGGGGGTGGGCGCGGCACCAGCGGTCGAGCATGACACAGCTACGTTCAATGAGATCCAGTGATGCCTTGTCTTTGAAGGAGCGTTTCACCTGGAATGCCCCCAGGTACGGCACGTTCCACTCACCAATGTCCAGTTCATACTTACTCCACACTATGCCATAGGGCTTGAGGTGGTCGATCTGCCTGCCGAAGTCCACGTCGATGCCGTCCACCATCAGGGCCAGTTGCTTGGCTGCGCCCCGGCCCATGACTATGGATTGGTCGGTGCGCTTGTGGGCGTTAGTGGTTACGAGCAGGGCATCGCACCGCTCCCAGTTGGCGTTGAACATCTCCCCCGTGATGGGGAATAGACCATTCGTTGGACGCACTCCATAGGCGGCAACCTGTGCGAGGTGGGCCTTTTGGTCCTTGTCTAGATTGTTCCAGTTCATACGCGGCCACCCTTGAGTAACTTCTTGAGATTGTCGGCAGCAACTATCCCTGCCTGTATCTCCTCGCGTACCCCGACCAGACCGTCACTGGCATCCTGGATACGGGCATGCAACTTACGGGCGATACCGCTCTCGATTGAGATGTAGTTGGCGGCTTCGTCGAGGCAGGCGATTGCTTCACGGATACGTTGTAGTGTTTCTTCCAAGTCCATAACTGTTCTCCTTGATTGGCAGTGGCCGACCAGCCGGGGGTAAACCCCCGTACCCCCAGCGGGTAGGCCGGTCGGCCAGTGGTTGGTTGGTTACTAACTGGCGTTGACCATCCGTATATTGACACTGTCACTGGTGCTGGTCTTGACTACTTGAGTGAGGGTCAACTTCCCGGTCTCCTCGTCCACGACCTGCACTTCATAGTCCAGTATGTCGTCGATCTTGGCCGGTTGTATCCCATGGGCCAGCATGGACATCTTGAGCGCAGATAGGTTCACTGTCGTCCGGGTCGCCCCTCCCAGTACTGCCTTCCATACCTTGCCCTCTGGCAACCTGGAGTCAGTGACCAGGATTTGTACCCCATCCTCCATGCGTGCCATGTGACTATAGATGACAGGGTTGATCTTGGCGATCAGGGCCAGCGCCACCTTCTCCTGGGCCTTGTACCCCTGGCGTTCCCGTATCATACTCTCCATCTCGCGGCTGGTGGCCAGTGCGACCTTGGGTTGGGCCAGCACCTCCAGTGGACGGACCGGCTCTGGTGTGACGAATGCTTTCTTGGTCATGATTGGTTCTCCTTTGTTATCAACTACTTAGACTAGTCTACCACGGGGGCTTCGGCGATGGCTTGCATCAGGGCCAGCATCTCGGCGGCGTGGCGTTTACGTTCCGCATCCATCCCGGCCTGAATGGCAATCTCCATCATGGTGTGCATGGTGGCCAGCACGTCGGTCTTGGTCCTGGCGTCCACCATGCGTTGCATGACATCCAGCAGGTACAGTTCCAACCCCATGGTTACCTCTACGTACGGTACGCGGTTGGCCCGGTTGATGGACGCCTGTTTAATGTCGCCCATCGTGATTACGATCTTATCTTGCATTCCAGTCATATTCTCTTACCTTCCATAGACTATCCAGATCCTTACCTATCGTGTAGTACACCCGGCACGTAGCATCAGCATCTCTACAGGCGTACCACTTGGCAATGGTTGGCTCTACATGGCGTAGGCCCCGTTGCGGCATGTCACTGCCCACGTGATCGAGGAGCCACTCCCGCCAGTACCATTGCTTCTTCTTTGTCTCAATCGCCGCTGGTGTCGCGGCAGTGGGTAACTCCTCGCGATGCTCTCTCCAGCGTTTCCATGGGTCGTACTTGGGGTTAGTGTGCATTGACCGCAGTATCCCATCCAGCACTGCCACCATGGGGTTCTCCTTTCTACTTGGTTTCAAATACTTACCTGTCTTCTCACTCACCCGGTTAGTGACTAACGGCGGGAGATGATCCACCACCTCTACGATCCACTCCTTGACCTTGCGCTTACTGGCTTGGTTGGTTACCTCCAGGTAGGATTGCATTGACATCCCACAGTGGCGACGGGCCAGTGGCTTCAAGCCCTGTGACATCGCACGCCGGTAGGCGATCTGCATCGTATCAGTTACCTTGGCCCAGTCGACATGGATGCCCAGTGCCCGGAACGCTGCCACTTCCACTATCGCGTTCTGCATCACTATCGACTGGCACTCATTGAGCACCCGTTGCAGGTACCTCCTCTTCTCCTTGATATGATCACCGCTGTCCCCGTGCTCCTTGACCATGATTCCAACTCCCGGCAACTGGGTGTACTGCCAGGAGTACAACTCCCCGTACTCGCTCTCACTGTCAATGAACACCGGCTTCCTGGGCCAGAGCCGCCCGACCCCCTGCTCCAGGTAGATGTACTCCTCGTCACCGGCCCACTCATCGACCGGCTCACTGTACGTCCCGGCAAGCCAGCGTCCCACATTGGCAAACCCCTCCTCGATGGCGTCAATGCGATTACTCACATGCAGGCCCAGCGCCGGGTGGTACGTGGGCATGATGTCATACGGGCCACGGCCTAGTATCGTCCCCCGGTAGTGTCTCCCATGATCTGACTCTAGATCTACCGGGTTGCCATCGACTATACTGGAAGCGGTGCCGCCCATGAGGACAACCAGCTTAGGGTTTAGCCGGTCGAGTTCCCGTACCAGGAAGTGCTGGGCACAGGCGTTAATCTCACTCACGTTTGGGGTCCGGTTACTGGGTGGGCGGCACTTGCAGACATTAGTGATATACACTTCAGACCGTTCCAGCTTGGCCAGTGGGAGATAGTGGTTGTCGAGTTCCTGCCCAGCGTTGCCCTGGAACGGCTCGTCCCGCTCCTGCCCACCGGGGGCCTCGCCAACGAATACCACTTCCGCATCCGCTGGTCCTGCCGGTGGTACGACGTGACTGAACTGGCTGGGGTCGAGACGGGCAATGCACTGACTGCACCGCGCCCCGACGCCCCTGGTTAGGTACGGCCAGAAGTCTACAGCCATACGTCACCGTGCACCGTGTACGTTGATGGCCTTGTGTACTTCCCATAGGAGGGGCATTAGATACGTCACCAGGGCACTGATCCACAGCATATGGATAACGATGTCGGCGAGGCCCCGCACCCAGGCGTACCACATGTTTCTATCGTTCATGGTTCTCGATTCTCCTTTCGGTGGCGCGGATCGCCTTGTCCAGCAGCCGGATGACATCAGCCAGTACCACCACCTCACCTCCGGTCTCCAGGCGGCGGTGCCAATCGTGGAGATTCCCTTTCATCCCCAGTTCCCGGCAGATGTACTGGCATAGGGCGTACAGTTCGTTGGGGTCATCCAGTGCCCATTCGAGTGCACCAGTGAGACTGTACCGGGTGGCCTCGCCGACGTTGCATGGCATGCCGTTACGACTCAAGCTCATGGTGCTGCGGGACCACTTGCCGGGTTTGCTTAGCAGCCGTCGTGCGGTACACAGCGCCTCCATCCACCTGCCATGTGCGGTGGCCAGTTGTTTCATTGATACTTGCATGGTTCGTTCTCCTTGTTAGTTACTAACCTATCTCTCGCGTAACCACTTGTGGATGGTGCGTGCCCTCCACTTCTGCTTAGCGGGTAACACTGCCTCCCAGGATTCCACGCTGGCGGTGACCATCTCGTATGGCGTGTCGAACCCATGTTCTGTGTAACTTGCCAAGCTACCCAGCCCGTCGATCTGCGCGGCCATCCGCCAGCACTTACCCGGGGTCAGGAACCGGGGGCCACCGCTGGGCGTGGACTTCTCCACCTTGGCACCCACCACCCCGTCTACTCCCAGTGCGTCGTGCTCCTTCCACGACTTCCACTCCAGGCGGCAGGCTTGCGATACCAGTGCCGCGCTCTCATCCTTGGACATGGACCTCCAGATTTGGAAGCCTGCGATGTACTGCAGTTCCCAGAGGAAGCCAGATAGTTCGGCAAACGTCGGCGGTCTTGCCGTCCCGGTCAGGGGCACTTGGTACCGCCCTTCCGGGTATCCCTTCCAAGGCTTACCTCGTACCACTGCCAGCCCCCGTGGGCCAAGTCCCCAGTCCCCCTCGATGAGGAGTATGTTACGGTCGCCAAACTCCAGCATGTTGACGACCTGTTCGAGTAGACGGCCATCTCGTTTGCTAGTGAGGAAGTCGGCGAAGGTCTTGTATTCGCATAGCGTCTTGACCGTTGATCCATCGCGGAGACGGGACCGCCACATGAAGTCCCCGGCGGGTAGCATGGGTACCTGTATGACATTGCATGTGTTCTCCAGTAGCGGGACGAGAGTTTTACTACCCTCGCGCATGTCAACCCTGATCGTCGGCAGGTCGAGCGTCATGCCCATAGGTTCCCTCCAGGTATGGTTGGCGCACGATGGCCTGGATCTTGGCCAACTGGTCGGTGAGGTCCATCCGCTTGAGCTTGAGGTCCTCCAGGTGGGCGCTGTCAGGTGACGATACGAGGCATTCCATGCACAGGACGTTCAACTCCCGCACGATACTCAACAGTGGCGGGGGTAGCAGTACGGTAGAGATTAACTTTCGCACTGCGGTGTCCTCGGCCTTGCGTACCAACTCCTTGCCCATCTTGTCGTGCATGAGCAGGGCGTCGGCATGGACAGTGACCTTGGTTTTCATAGTGGCGGTCACCTCCAGGCTGTGGTCGGGTTTCTCCACGGTGTACAGGTGGATGACACCTGCCGGGGTTTCGATGAGCCGTTCGGCTATGGGTCTATTCAGTCCCTGTGTTGCTGGTGTCATTGGTGTTGACATTGATCTCCATTCCTTTCGTGAAGGCTAACCACATTGTGCCTTTGGCGTGCTGCTCTATCTGGATCGGATTGATAGGGCGTCCGTCGTCATAGTGCGTCTTGGTTGCCCACATGAGAGCGGTTTTGAACTCGTCTGTGGCGCACCACTTATTCCATGCCTTCATCATCGGATGATCGTCGGGCAGGGCCATCTGTGCGGTTGACATGTAACTTGTAGTCCTCGCTTCCATAGGTTTGGTAGTAGAAGTATTCCATCATGGCGTTGTACGCGATTGCCAACAGGTGGCTCTCCACGTTGCCAAAGTGATCATGCTCCTCGCCGGTAATGTACTGCCCGATGTGGCGCAGCATGTGATTGACAGGTGACTTCTCCCCGGCGAGACGGCTGTCGGCATACTGCTGCACCGACCCATACTTCCCTTGGGCATAGCTGGCGATCTGGGCTAGGCCGTGGATGAAGTCCCAGTTCAACTGGTGGTAGATGTAGTCCACGGGTACCCGCTTCGCCTCCACTGGCTGGTGGTCTACTACATTGGTCTCTACCACGTCATACGATCCCTCGCACATGTCGTCCCCATCCATGTGGTCCCGGTACAGTAACTGTCCCTCCTTCTCGACACAGGCTACTATCGTCTTGCATACGTGGCACGCGGCCATCTTGGTCATTGCTTTAACTTCCCCCTTGCTTTTAACTTGGCACAGACATTCCTTACCAATTCCCTGGTGCAGCCTACCTTGTGCGCGATGTCGGTATGGGACAAGCGCATGGGGTTGTTCCTATGGAGCGGGTGGTTAGTGACTAACAACTGGGCCACCTGATCGCTCTTGGACCCCGCGAGAAACCCAATACGTACCGGCCCCTGCGGTCGGCGTCTCACTCCCTTGCGTTTCAATGCCCTGTACACCACGCTGTAGCCGACCCCAAGCTGGCTAGCGATGGTGCCCACAGTGGGTTGGGTGATGTCGTCGTACATGGTGGCGACCAGGGAGTCGAACTGGTCAACCGTCAATTCCCTGGTGTCACTCATCGTCGAGTTCCCTGTCCCAGATGCGGCGATACAATTCGGGGAAGGTGATCTCCTTGTTGACAAACACACTCCACTCCCGCTCCCCAATGAGGAGATCGACGTTGTCCTTGGACTGTTGCAGTATGAGGAGGAAGTCCCCCACTACACAGCTGTCCACTGACCTTGGGTTACGTTTGCGTACCCGCTTCCAGAACTCCGCACCGCTGGCGACGAAGCCGTCGAAGTGATCCTCCAGGATGAAGTTGGCCCGGTCCACCATGAGGTTGTCGTTGCAGAACATCGACATCGCCTCGACACGTACCGTGCCACCTAGTCCACTCCAGCCGCCACGCTTGAGGAACTGGGTCTCCACTGACTTGGTCTGCGACTGCCCATCACGACCCCGGCCAGTGACATCCACGTATCTACTCTGGGCCTCGGCAGTGATGATGGTATGTTTACCAGCGAGGTCGGGGGCTTGCATGATGTCAGTGAGTATGCGATTCATCTCACCGCGTTCGCGTTGCATCACCTTCTCGATCCGACCGTGTTCAGCGAATGACGCCGACTGGTGGATCTTATTCGCCCCGTCAATGAGTATGGTGCGTACCCTATCATCCACGCACAGGTCACCCATCGCCGCCTGCACCCGTTGCATATGTTCCCTATGTATAAGCTGGGTGGGGTCCTTCTCGCCCCTGGCCACCGCCTCCTCGGCCTCCTTGATCAGTTTGCCCAGCCGTATGGGATTGAACAGCGGCGCACGCAGGTCGTCCTTGGGTATGAAGATACGACGAGGCTTACCTTTCCATTCGCCTCTCCCCTTCACTGCGGCCATCACGGTGTCGTGCCCATTGGGGTCAACGAGGATAGCGCCGATGGCTTCCTCCGCTGTGAGTGCTATGCGTGTCTTGCCACTGCCGGTGAGTCCAGCAATGGCTAGTTTCAGTCTCGGCTTCTCATCCGGCACATCCTCCTGGTCATCCCAGAAACCGGCTAGCCTCGTATCGCCTGCTGCTGACGATGCTTGTGAAAAGCCTTGCGTAGTGTTGCGCGTTCTTGTAGCCATCCGTTGATTAACTCCTCTTGCATATCGAAGTCTGCGCGGGTGAACTCGATCCAGTGGCGTTTCAATACTGGCACACCCACGACGTTTTTCTCATAATGCCCATTGACGTAGACCACGGTGAGCCGTCCCCGGAACACCCCCATCGCCATGCAGTATGACTTCAACTGGGTCACCGCTAACCACCAGTCGGCAATAGATTTGTTAGCCGATCGCCACGTGCACTTACACTCGTCGAGGCACGGCACCATCTTGCCCTTGAGGTGGACCATGTCACCGTTGGCGTCGGGCCATGCGGTTAACTTGGTCGCCCAGTCGGGGCTGAAGTACACTGTCTCGCCGCAGTCGAACTCATACGATTGCTCGGGTACGGCATGACCATCTGGTGCGGTGGCCGGGAGTATCATTGCCTCCCATGCGAGGCCCATGAGGGGCCAGAGGGGCGCGGCCCAGGTACAGGTCTCGCCCACGTTGGCCCCCTCAGAGCCACTGGTTGTCGACCATCCACTTGTGGGGCGTTCCCACGGATCGAGTAACCCGGCTTGTTCACCAATGGCCTGGAGGACAGCCTTCATGTGCCACCCCCCAGAGCGTATGGCGTATGGCGTATACGAGTAAGGGACAGGGTTAACTGTCGGTATGGTTTCTACTAGTACTACTTTCATCCTGCCTCCATCCCTTGGTATAGGCCGGGTGTTGGGGTGTCCTGGACTGCGGCTTGCGCTCCAGACCTTCGTGCCACGGTATCTCGCCCGGCTTGTCTCCCGTGACACCCTCGTGGTTAGTGACTAACTGCTATGCACTACTCGGGCATCTGCTTGGTGATCCACTTCACATTGGCCAGCAGATCCATGACGTCGTCGCTGAGGTCCGGGTTGGCCTCGAGTTGATCGTCCATCGTCGCATTACGCTTAGAGGACTTGGCCAGTTTCGCCGCATCGTACTCGGTGCCCTTCGCATTGAGACTCTCGATGGTCTCCTCCACGATGCGGGTGGCGATGGCCTCGGCAGTGAGGGCGACCTTGCCAGCCTTCTTGGTGGTTGCCTTGGCTGGGGCGGGTGCCTCCTCCTCGACTTCGACCGGCGCTGCCTTCTTGGCGGGGGCCTTCTTAGCCGGTGCCACCTCCTCGGGTTCCTCCTCCTGCTCTGCGGCTTGCTTGGTTGCGGGTTGCCCATTCACTGACGCGCCGCCGGGACCGGCGAGGATCTTGGACGGCACCGAGAGGAGCTTGGGCTTCTTGTTCTTGTCCAGCTTGCCCGTGTCCACCTGGGTAAAGGTACACACTATGCCGGACAGTTCATCCAGGTAGTCGACGTTGAAGTCCACGCCCATCTGGATAGCCGACATTAACAGCGCCGCCTCGCCCCCCTTGAGAAACCCCGTATCCTCTCCCTTCTGGGTGGCCAGGGTGCGGTAGCCAACGAGGGCCTTCTCGCTGGGCTGCGCCTTTAGTGCCAGCTTGTCGAGATCCCCATCCACGACGTTAGCCGGTACAAAGTGGGTGAGGTCCCAACCGGCGCGGTAGTACTGGGTCATGGAGTCGGCCCCAGTGATTGGCTTGTGCGTCTTGGGGTTCACTGGGGTGGCGGTGACGTAGATGAACGGCGCGTCGGCGGGTTGCGCCGGGTTGCCGTCGAAGTCCTTGTCACCGGGGCGCGGCTCGTAGTGACGGAGTGCGCCACCGATTTGCAGTTTGTACACGGTGTCGTCGGCGGTGATTTGGAAACCGCCACCAAGTACCTGATCTTCTACACGTGCTTTCAATGCCATTTGAGTTACTCTCCTTGAGTATTAGTTGATTGCCTATTGCCACACACCGGGGACAGAACCCCTGCGTTTTCATAGAGATGCGATGCACTGCGACCTCTACTATGATACTAAGAAATGGTGCTGTTGTCAAGTGAGATTTTACTTTACGTGGTTAGTCACTAACGTGTGACATTTTGGGCAACGCTCGTCCACTAGTACCAGTACGTGGCAGTGCCGTATGACTATCGGTGGTATTGTCGTTGCCACTATCTGCCCGATGCACGACACCCCCTCGGCGACGTGTTCGGGGTTGGTGTGGTATTCATTACACTTCGCATCCAACCACCTCTCGGCGTCCTCCCGGTGACTAAACGGTGACGACTTGCCAATGCCCATGGGTTTCTCGTCACCACGTACTGCGGCCTGTTTCGATATCGCTCTCCAGTAGGCGATGTAGCTAGGCATTGGGGACCTCCATCAACTTGGGCAACCAGTCCACCGCCTTGATACCCCGGTGCTCAAACAGGGGGAACCAGTCCACCATGAGGTCACGGTTCCTATTGACAAACGGCTGGATCAGGTCGTCGAGTACGAACACCTCGCACCAGTCGGCGGGACCGCGCATGCACCGGCTCACCATCTGGGCAAGTTCCTGGGCAACGAGGCCATCACTGTACCGGCCATCACGCTCCTGCCGTGCCTTCGTCAGTGGGTCTCCGTGGTATGTGTATGGAACTTTAGGAACAACAACCCACCGACCAGTATCCCCTGGGAAGTCATAACCTGTGCCGATAGCGGGACTACACAGAACTGCCCCACGACATAGATTGGCGGGTGACTTGAACTTGTCCACCTCCATTCGGGTAGTAGCAGTTGTAGGGACGACAATGCGCTGGCCATGTTGGGACTCCTTCTTGATCCAGTTGGCTAGCTCATAGGATGGCGTGATGATGATACCATTGCGGTTACCATCGACAGCGCGAGTACGTATGATCTGGTCAATGGTATTCAACAGCTTGGCCTTGGCGTGGCTGGGCATGGACTGTTTCACTTGGCACGTCTTCAGCCATACGGCAGGCCACCTACGGGGATCGAACTGCCCACCAGTACGACGCCAGTACACCTTGTCGGCAGCAATGCCCAGCTGCGATAGGCTCTTGGCGGTAATGGTCGCACTGGTGAGCAGCACTTTGCCACCTGGGTACAGGGCACTCTTCGCATATAACCCTGGCCAGATGACGTCTAGGTACAGGGTATCATCACCGTCCCTATGGTAGGTCAACCAATTATCTGTCCCGCTGCACTTGGCTATGCGTGCCACCTTGTCCCGCAGGTCATGGGTCTCGGCATCGGCGCTGTCCTCATCCCCCTCCATGTACTCACTGGCGTACCACGACATCCACCGGCTGGCCATCTCCCGCCAGGATGTCAATGCCTTGGGGGTGGGTGAGTCAATGTCGTTGAGTATGCGTGCCTGCTCACGGGCGTCCAGTTCTACAGACATGGCTCTCGTTATCTCATCAGGTACAAGGTGCGCCTCGTCCAGTATGTTGAGGTCGAAGTTGCCCACGCCTACCGCATTGGGGTAGAGGGACATTGACAACCGACATGCATAATTAGTAACTACCGTGTGGTGGTTGGCACAGATACGCTTGCGGTTGGTATAGGTACAGGTGTCCTCGATGGTACACCCATGATCCGGGCCAGTCTTGCAGGTGAGGAACTTGGTGCGCGACCCCTGGTACTGGCATGGGTAGTTGGCCCTGCCCTTGAGATCCTGGCTGAACTGGGCGTCGCGACCTATTTGATCCTGCAGGCCACGACTCTGGGTCATGATCACGGTGCGGTTGACACTACCGGAGCGGCGTAGTAGTTGGGATACCCCAAGGTATACGCCGCTCTTGCCAAACCCTGCTTGGTCAGGTAGTACCACGTAGTCGTAGCCCCCACCCCCATCCTCCACAGGGGTGAGGGCGTCGATGAGTTCTACTATAGCTCCTGGTTGCGCGTCGCGCCAGCTGGTGAACTGGGGCAGGTCTAGTTTGGTTGGGGTAAGTAGTGGCATGGTTAGTCACTAACTCCAATGTCGTTGTCGGCACGCAGGGCGGCGTCCAGCATGCGGCAGGCATCCACGCCCAGCAGTAGACGTATCGCTGAGTAGTGGATGTTGTTGCGGATGTGACGAGCGAGGCGCACGTCGGCGTACGTCAACACGGGTCCAGTACGTTCCAACCTCTCGGCCTCGTATGGGTGGGACAGGCCGGGGTCGCCACTCCCCGTGGACACAGTACCGGTGGTGCGGCGGTTCTGCTGTTCCAACCTGTGGTCGAGGGTGGCGTTGGCCTCACGCGCCTGGGCCAGTGCCTCGTCCAGTAGCGTGATGTGCTTGAGCTTGGCCGCGACGGTGGCGTCCAGCCCAGCGATAGTGCCATCCTTCTCGGCCAACAGGTTCTGGTATGCCTGCCTCGTGATCGCCTGTTGATCCTCCAGTTCCCGTACTGCCTTGGTGAGATCCTGCACCTCGTTGCCAAGGTTCTGGTTCTCCTCCAGCAGGTTGGCATAGCCGTCCTCCAGTGAGGCGACCTGCATTGATAGTGTGTCGGCTGTCGTGGTTGTTGCGTTCATGATTGGTTCATTCTCCTTGTCTATAGTAGTCTCAGCTGTCGGCACAACTCGGTGTCATCGGTGGACAGCGCCCACTCGATACGCTTGCCGCGCTTGCCATGCACGCCGTTGACCTGCTTGATAATGCCCAGGTGTTCGATGTCCTCCATGTTGCGCCTAATAGTCTGGGTGCTGGTCATGCGATACCCATCCACCTCTGCCCTGGCCAGTACCCCGGCGTCGATGTCCTCGTTGGTGAAGCGGTTCCGGTGGTAGGGTTCACCCTTGCCACGCATCGCCGACAGTACGCACTGCAGGATGTTGCTACGGATGGATGGCATAGACCCCCAGAGCATGGAGGACAACGCCTTATGCGCATCCGCGTCCTCTACGCCTGCAACCTGCATGCCCAGGAACAGGGACTTGAACTCCCCCGCGAGACGAGTGGGACCTTCGGGGGGCGGGATGAACTCGATGATGTCGGACTTGAACTTGTCCCGCTTCACTACACTGCGTGCCTTGGATATGAACTGCGCGGCGAAGGTGGTCCACTGCGACTCGTAGACCTCTAGCTCAAACGGGATGTCCCCCTTGGCTATGACATCGAGGGTACGGTTGAGGTGTTCACCAACAGCACTGGCGATGGCCATGTCCATGTCCCGCTTGGACTTAACCGCCAGCATCTTGAGACATTCACTATGGCCACGGGTGGGGGCGAACCGCCACATGATGAACCGCTGGCCCATCTCGCCAATGACAGCATGGTGAGATTCAATGGCACCCGTGGATTTAGTGATGCATCCCACCTTGCCATGCCATGTCATGACCTTGGCACCATCGGTACCCACGGCGCGAACAAACTTCCCATCGTAGATCATGCGGAGGCAGGCGATGACCTCGGCTTGTTGTTCGTTGCGGAGGTTGAGGATGTTAGTGAAGTCAGACATGACCAGTACGCCGGTCCCACCCTCGGCGCGTATCTGTGGGAGGATACCACCTGTCGCATCCTTGGCCTTGTCCTTCTTGGGCGAGGCAGAGATGAAGGCGGCGGCACCCTTGACACTATCTATTGCATAGGTGTTGCGCACCGGCTGGACCAGCACCTCGTCGTCGGTCATGCTGGTATAGCCGAGCAGGGATGTGACCAGTGTGGAGCCACCGGCACTGGGTCCACCAATGAGCATGGTCCACACCGGGGGTCCGGGGAGGTGGTTGCCTGCGACTGTGCCGAGTACCACGTACAGTACCTGGGGGTCGGGGAGGTGGAGGTACTGGCGTAGTACACGGGTGATATGAGACAGGGATTCGTGGGGGCGAAAGCGTAATGCCATTGATTGGTTCTCCTGAGTTAGTAACTAACAACCGGGGCAGGGTACCGCACTGTCCGTCTGTGCCATACCCCACCCCGGTGCCACCCCACCCCGCTGTCTAGGCCAGGGTGGGTGAGCCGGTGCTACACTACTCCTCCGTCGCGGGGAGGCAGTGCTTCTCGAACTGCTTGATCAACTCCGGTCCAAGGATCTTGCCGTCCATGAACTTGAAGATGGCCGCGCCCAGCTTGGCGATGTGGTGGTTGGTGTCGTTGATGAGATCCTCGCAGACATCATCCAAGTGTTTCAGCCGCAGGGTCATGGCCTTGGCATCAGCCGAGATACCCGCACCCTTGCCACTCGCCTCGGCGACAGCGGCACTGGCCTTGCTGGTAAGTTTACCCTCCGCTGCCAGCTTAGCCGCCGCCGCCTTGAGATCACCCTTGGATACGGCGATGGTATCCTCCTCTACTTCCTCGCCGCCACCATTGGCACTGCCGTTGGCCTTCGCTGCCTTGCGCTTGGCCAGCTTACGCTTACGCTCCAGGTTATCGAGGCGTATCTGGTCCGGGGTACGGGTATCGGGTGCGTTGGGGTCGCGCTTGTTGTCGACCTTGGCCTTCTTGGCATTGGCATCGAAGGCTTCCTCGAATACCAACGTCGCCTGCTCCTCGGTGAGGAACCCGTTGGCTACCAGCCCACCCATGTCACGGGCGGCGTCGGCACCGACGACTTTGTTGTGCACCTTCTTGAGTATCTCCTTGTCGAGCAGGCCCATGCGGAGGGTGCGATAGATAGTTGCTTTGCTCGTCTCAGTGTAACGGGCGAGCTTCTCGACGTCCTTGCCGCACGCGCCGATGCCCTTGTCTCCCGCTTTGGGGATCTTCACATCCCAGTCGAGGTCATCGGCCAGGGCGAGGAAGGCGTTGAGCATCTCCGGTACAGTGAGGCTGCGGTTCGCGAGGTTGGCGAGGATCGCACCCTGTACCGTGGTGATACGGTCCTTGCCCTTGCCTGGATTCCATAACACCACCGGCACCGTCTTGAATCCCAAGGACTTAGCGCAGCGGAAGCGGCGACGGCCATCGACGATTGCGTACCTGCCCTCGGCGAAGGCATCGCCATCCTCCTCGGTGGTGGGGCGAATCGAGAGGGGTTGGAGTACCTGCCCTGCCTGCTCGATGGCGTGGCGCAGCATCTCCAGCTTGTTGTCACCATCCATGCGCCCTGGATTATCTACCAGGACGAGATCCTTTACCGGTATCTGTTGCGCCGCCTGGAGTACGACGGGGGTGGCAGTGACATCCACTCGGGTACCCTTCGCCACCACTGCGGCGGGGGTCGACTTGGTCTTGGTTACTACTGACGTTTCGGTTGCCATAACGATTATCTATTCTCCTTGATTGGTTAGTTACTAACTGCGGCGGCGTCGCCTCTTGCTACGTCCCGCCCGTTTCCTCAGCTGAGTCATCGCTGCCTTGTCTATGACAGTGAGTAGTTCATCCATGGACAGGCCCATGGCTGCGGAGAGTTTACCTAGTACTGTTACGCTAGGTCTACTGCCCTCGTTCAATATGCGGTAGAGGTGGCGTGTTGAGATGCCCACCTCAGCGGCGAGGGTTTCATATTGGTGCGCCACTACATGATGGTACTACGATTGACGTGGCGTGTCAACCACTGAATGAAAAATAAAATCTCCCTTCTATATACGGGCGCGTGCGCGAGGCGGCGAGTTGGTGACTAACCGCCAGCCGACACCTCCATCGTGAGTTCCAGCCACCGTGCCTCCAGTACCTGGGGTACCGCCACCTCCTTGCCCTTCTTGGTAATGAACGGCACGAAGTACAGTGCACCCTTGGCACGGGTGAGCATGACGTTGAGCACGTTGGACTCTTGCATTGTATCCTCGTCATTGCGCCCCGCCATGCCCAGCCGGTCGGGCCTCAAGAGTACCAATCTATTGTCGGGGGTGTCAACCTCAAGACCTTTGAACTTGTGACCAGTGCTCAATGTTACCTTGCCATTGCGTGCGCCGTCGCCGAAGACAAAGCGTATTGTATTCTTGATCTTACCCGCATCCATCCCTTCCATTGCGAGTATGTTCAAGCAGTCGTATTGATCCTGGAGTGTAGCCAATCGCCGCTCGGCATCGTCACCCTCCATCAACAGTGGCCGTCGCTTCTCCATGTACCAGTCACGCAGCGACAGGCCAAACGACGAGGCATCCCCGGCCCAGTCCTTGCCGTTCACCTCATCGACCAAGTCGCACAGCTTGTCGCCTATGTCCCGCCCCTTGATCATGCAGGGGATGGACTTGGACAGTAACCGGTATGCCAGTGCCACTAGGTCTGCGTTGTTCCTGCAGAGCACCACGTCACCGGGCTTGAGCCAGCCCACCAGTTGGCCATCATCCACTGTACCCAGTGCCCCCTTGGCAGTACCGGGCAGGCACTCGAAGTCAGGGACAATGGCCTGTGTCAAGCGTACTACCATCTCAGAGCATCGCCTCGTCTGCGTGAGTGGCAGTACCGTCAGGCCCCGGTCATCTGTGCCCCGGAGGAGTACCTCGCCGTTGTCCATGGCACGGGTATCGGCTCCGCGGAATCCAAAGATCGCCTGTCTCTCATCCCCTACCACCACCACCCGTGAGCCAGCGACGATGAGCTTCCTCACCATCTCGGCCTGTGGTTGGTTCGTATCCTGGTACTCATCGACGAAGACCAGTGACGGTGCAGTATCCAACTGTGCCCTGGTCTCGGCCTGCCACCAGAGTTGGTCATCAAACCCAATGCCCCACTTGCGTAGATCCAGTGACATGACGAGCAGTTCACGCAGTGCCGCACACACCTCGTCTAGTGTGCCGTTGTCCAGCGTCACATCATAGCGGTCACACAGGGCCTTGACATTGGCATCTGTTGGCGTGCGCCACTCGTTCTTGCAATACCCCAGCAGGCGGCGAAGGTTCACACGCATCTTGCGTACCCGTGCCTTGGTCAGCTGGTCGTCGTTGGTGTTGGCCTTGATACCCAGTGCATCGAGCATGGCCCAGATGCCGCCAGCGTTTGATTTGCCAAGCTCTATGAGGCGTCCAATGTCCCGCCCCTCGACCCCGTTATCCCTCATGAACTCAATCCCAAGCTGGTGATAGGACAGTGCACTGTACGATGGGGCTTGACGTCCCATTGCCCTGGCCAGGAGTACCAGCCATGCGATGCACTCATTTATCAGCGTCGTCTTGCCCGTACCCGCACGCGCACGCACCATAATGTGATGCGAGTTGGTCACTAACTCCATGAGTACTGCGAGTTGCTGGCCGGTGAGTTGCAGTCTCGGCCTGTCCATGAGGGTTAGTAACTTCTCCCTCTCCTCATCCCTCGCGTCTGCGCCGAATGCCACATACCGTATCGAGGTGATGCCCGGTATAGACGGGTGCATCGACTGCATCAGTGAGTCAAGCATAGTCTCTGGACAGTGACCACCGTGCTCCGCCGGTCGGTCGATCAGTCCAGTTGTGATTGGTTGTTGTCTAGTGTTGTTTAGTTTCAATGCCATAACTTATTACTCTCCTTGCGTTTCATATCAATCGTCGACGGTACCCACAGCGGTTACTCCATGGGTACCGCCTCGTCATCAGGTAATGACTGGCTACAGTGTGTCTCTGTCTGCTATCCCATCACCTCCTTTCCTTGAGTAGTTGGAGCAGGGACATGAGCACCGTGTCCTCAGCTGGCGTCTCGACCAGTCCCCAGCCCTGGCGCAGCGACAGCCCCTTGTACTCCTTGGCTGGGGGGTAGGTGTCGTGGACGCTGGCCCAGAACATGTTGCGGTAGACGTCGGCCCTCTCCTTAGCCAGGGTACCCAGTGTCATGGCAACCTGCTCCGCTTTACTGCCATCCGCCGAGAACTCATAGGCAATCTTCTGCTCGGCAGAGATGTGATCGTAGTAGCGGGATACCAGATACAGTACACGGGTCATGCCGGGAGGGACGGTGCCTATGAACTTCTCGTCATCTCCCAGTGGGGATATCCCACCGGTGCAGTCCCCGTCGAGTGATAGTCCGTGCTTATCACCAAGTACCTGTTCCAACTCGGCCACAAAGTCGGGTAGCTTAACAGCTGTAGTGTTCTTCATGTTGTCCATTGTACCACACAAGTCCTTTCGAATCAATAGCTTACTTGACCATCCGTTTCGTGCACACCAGGGCATGGCCAGCGATGTAGTCACCGGGGAGTAGCCACTTCTCCACCAGTGCAGTAGCCACGGGGTTGGGTTCCTTGCCCGTGAGTTTCCCTTCCTCGTCCATCCACATCAACCTACCATCCGGCATGTCGATCATCTGCACAGTGGTGGACTGGGTGTGGGTGTACAACTCCTGCAATTTGAAGTCCCGGCCATTGAGTGGTTCCACGGTGGTGATCGTGCCATCGGGGGCGATGACCTGCGTCACGGGTGGTACCATCGCCTTGGCCAGCGGGTCGTTCATCGTCGCTGACACCGTGCGTCGGCTTGTCTTTTCCATGTTAGTCACTAACTCCTTGCTGTAGTATCGGTCGCAATTCCTCAGCCAGTATGTCATCCTCCCGTGTGTCCATCTGGCGTAGCCGTGCCGCGTGCTCCATGAACACGGGCTTGAATGCCTCGATTGTGGTACGCAATAGAGTATGACACCCTATCACTACCTCGGTCTGGTTGATGTACTGCAACTGGTACACCCCAACCTTGGGACCGGGGTTCTCCCAGGTGTAGATGAGATCCACGCCTGTCGCCCATACCCTCTCGCACAGGTCGAGCAGACGTTTCGCCGCCCGTATCCCAACCCTTGCCCCGCGTGACGTCTCCACCTCGTTGCCACTGATACGCAACAGGGTGATCTTCATCGCCTCGTTAGTTACCCAGTAGGGTACCGGTCCAGTCCAGTCGATGAACTTCCCGGTCGTGGTACCCCCATCCTTCCATGCCTGGGTGATCTGGGCAATGCGATCTGGTGTCCAGTACTCCCTCTCCTTCTCCTCCTTTGCCTTGCTCTCGGCATAGCGTGCCTCGTCCCGCCTGCGCCTCTCGGCCCATGACCGGCGACCGAAGGCACCGTGCTCACTGACCCGTGCCTCATCCACCTCCCTCCACCTGTCACTATATACCTGGGCCACCTCCAACTCAGCGTCGGTCCACCTGCCATTGATCAGGGCCATGCGGTACACCCGGAGTTCCGGCACTGCCCCCATCATGGACCCACTGTCATACCCACTGCCGCCCGTGCCGCCCAGCAGCATCTCGATCTGGCGCAATGTAGTTTCCCGCTCATCGGCCTCGGCTTGGTGGCTGGTCATGGTGATGTACCGCTTGGCTTTCATCTTGCCCAGCTTGGCATCATCCCTGCCACACTCACCCCAGTGGTACACCATGCGCCACCCCAGGTTGCGTAGTATCTGCATGTCATCACCCTTGGTGACCCAGTACATGTTGTATCCCATGACATGCTTGGATATGCGTACTGCGTGATGCTGGGCAGTGGGCATGCCGCGCCGTATCTCACCGGGTATCCAGTGCGGGGAGACGCGGGACCGGTAGGGTTTGTCCACGTGATCCGCGAACAGGGTGATGAGTACCCCGCCCACATCAAGGTGCAGCCCTACGAGTGAGCCGTCGTAGAGTATAGCCTTGCCGTTGTTGGATACGGCAAGGTTACCAGAGCGTAGATACTCTGTCACCCCCCGGTTGCACCACTGGTGCAGTAAGTCTGCTTGCGTTAGTCTAGCCATAGTCGAACCTCCACCACACTGGATAGGTAGTTGGTTACTAACTATCCAGGTGGTCAGTGCTCAGCCTATGCTACCCCTTGGGGTAGGGGCGCGGGGCGAAGTAGCAGTCCGTCTCCACCCCATCCTTGACCAGCGTGACATCCAGTCCCGCCAGTGAGCCGGTCGGTTGGCGTGAGCAGGTGCAGTACTCACGGTAGATACGGGTAGCGTGGTTGTGGTCACGTCCCTGGTGCACCTTGCCTATGCCCTCGACCACCACCCAGTAGAGGGAGATCTTGACTGGTACCTGCCGCTGCGTGGACTCCTCGCGATGGAGCCTGTCTATAATGTCCATCTGCTCCTCGGTTAGGGCAGTGCGTGCAATGGCCTTGATCCACGCGGTGTGGTTAGCCATTGGCTTGCACCTTGGCGAGTGCGGCGGTGATGGCGGCGTTGAGTTTCGCTTGGCACCCGTTGCACCGCACCCCCTGCAATGCCCTGCCCCGCCTGCAGATGCGGCAGGCACGCTGATTGGTTCTCTGTTTGGTCATGTAGTGTTCTCCTTTGTCACTGTCCTACTTGCTGTCGTTCGGCGCGTCGTCGCTCTCGACCACCCGCCATTCACGCACTGCGGTCCAGCGCCATGACAGGGATTGACCTGCGTCCTTGGCCGCAGCCTCGGACGAGTACCGCATCCCATTGCTGGCCCACTTGCCGCTGTTGTCAGCGATGACTTCGACTTTGTATGATCCCATGTTGTTTCTCCTTGGTTAGTTACTAACGTTTCAAAAACAGTTGGCCAATCTCTACCCCATCGAAGTAGACAGTGACCAGCACCTCGTCAGACGGGCCAAGCGACGGGAGGTAGTACTCGTGGAAGTCCCGTTCGCTTGACTCGTAGGACTGGATGACCAGCCCGTTGCGCTTGATTGTGTATCGCAGCCTCATCGTAACTCCTTTGTCTACTATAACTTACCAGTGGGGTGGATGCTCTCTCCCTTCTTGTTGAGATAGTCCATGAACGCATCCCAACTGGACCACATCTCGGACAGGCACCGTCTCACTATGCCGATGGGTTCGGCTACCATGTGGTCAGACAGGAACCACCGGAGGGTAGAGGTCTGGTTGCGTATCTCCTCCACCTTGGTCACGTCCTCCGGGTTCACCCAGAACTCAGAGACGTAGGTCATGTCGCTGGACAGCCTGCCTACCAGGATGTACCGCTCGATTGGACCCTTGTCACCATCCAGGGCTGGAGCATGCCGTACCCTGCCTACCATGCGGCCAACCTGTAGATCCCCTTGATGGCCGGTGCGCCACCAGATGAGGTCACCCAGCTTGGCATCCACCTTGCCGTAGCCTGTCCGGTCGGCATTGCGGCAGAGGACTTGACCCCTGTCTATCGTTGCGTCTGTTCGCATTGCTGTTCTCCTTCCATCCAAGTGCATGATCCAGCCACCGGGTTAGTGACTAACTCATGCACTTGATGACAGTAGACTAGCCTCTACTCGCTGGTGGTGGTCACCTTCATGCCCCGGACCCTCAATGCCCTTACCATGCGGCACAGGTCTACCCCGCCGTTGATGTCCTGGAAGTACTCCAGGAACTCCCGGCAGACACGGTCGGTTTCGATAGCGTTGAGGTTGTCCTTCACGCTATCGACCATGACCTTGACCGTGGGTAGGCTGGGCCGTGCCCCCATCACCTCCTCGCACATCGCCATGACAGCGAGTATAGCCCTGGCCTTGCTCGTCTTGAGGTTGAGCTTCTCCAGCGTGGAGTAGGTCACCCGCGTCGTCGGATTAATTGCCATAGTGATTAGTTCTCCCTTGTCACTGCCTGTATCCCAGCCAGCTACGCCACAGCATGGACACTGACCTGTCACTGCCCATGCTATGTCTAGTTGTCTGCGCTACGCTACTCCATGCGGCTCTCGATATCTATCAGCCGCTGTTCCCCGCCGTCGTACTCGTTGACGGTGTCGCCATCCCGCAGCAGGGTCACGTCCTCGTACCCGGCAATGCCCTGGCCAGCGGCAGAGAGTTTGACATAGCTGTCGTACTTCATCTCGGCAATGCCCTGGTCCATCCCGCTGTAGATGGTGCCAATGTTGCTCACTACAACCTCGTAGTGGTGATGGCCATCGCCGGATGACTGCGCCAGTTCATGGCACGCCTTCTCTGCCGCCTCATAGCTCTCATGCAGCGTGCTGCCACAGCCATTCAACTCACACAGTTTGAGCAGGAACAGCGTGACAATGGGATGGCTGTTCCTGTCCCGTGTGGCCATGGTGTGTTCGCAGAGTACGCCCATCACACGGTGGAAGGACGCTACCACGCCTGATAGATTACAGGCGTCCTGCACGTCGATGGCCTGTTGAGCGGCCTGTTGTATTGTCATAGTCTAGTTCTCCTTCGTCGTTGACATCTAGCCAACTAAGCAGCACGGCCACTACCCCGATGGGCATTGACCGTGCCTCCCTAGCAGTCTACTTGCCTAACTTGCCAGCCTTGGCCAACTCGCGGCCACCGCCGCCATAGCTAGCCAACTGTCTCTCCTGCGCCACTGCCTTGACAGCGGCATCCTCGGCCATCATGCATTCAGTGTCTGTCGCGCATCCCCCCAGCGTGCCAGCAAACGATGACTCATCTGCCTTGGCCTGGATGTCTGCGGTTTCGACATCGCAGTACTTGCCGTAGACACTGTCCACCGTGTAGATGGCATAGGTGATAAGGCCAGTGAATGCGGCCACCCTGACCAGGGTATCCAGGAACGGGATGATCCGGTCACTGATCAGGGTATAGGTTGTTAGTTTCATGATTGGTTCTCTCCTAAGTTGTTGATATCACTGGGGTTAGCCAGCTAGTGGGCCAGGGCAAACATGTCGTATGCTTGCCCTGCCTATAGCCGCCCCACTGTCTAGTGGGGAACGTGGCCGAGCCGCTCGAACTCGGTCTTGGAGTCGGTCGACAGAGTCAATGTCTCCGACAACATGACGCAATCGACACTGACATCGTCCATGCCGTTGATATAGACATGTGGCCGGAACAGATACACCTTACTGTGGGCGAAGTCAATCCGCTGGACCATGGCAGTGTCGAACATGACCGATGCCTGCGGCACACGAATCACGTCCCCGACATACATGTCCTGCGGCTTGACCATGACACGATCTGTTAACACGGCTGGCGGTCTAGTGCCAGTGTCGTAGTAGTGGCTGACGATGTCATCAACCTGATCGTTCGTCAAAGTTGGCATAGATACAATTCTCCTGTCTGCTTGGGATTAGTCCGAGTGGACAAACATGCCGTCTGGCCCGATGGTACAGACGGCATGGCTTGACGACTCGCGGCTAGTGGGTAATGCTCGCCCAGAGCGGCCCGTGATACAAGTCCAGGGTACGCTTGTCGTCGATCAGTTCGACGGACTTGGCTTTCCCTTCACGCCAGTAGACACGTTCCGCTTTGGACACGGCTTCCTCGGCGGTTCTCGCGCTAACTGTCGCGAATTGCTTGGGCTTGCTAAAGCCTACCTGGAACAGAGTGTAGGCGTAGCTATCGGTCAGGTTTGGCATGTGATGGTTCTCCTGTCTGTCGCGTCTGGTAGTCCAGAAACACGAATAGCCAGCCTAGACAATGCCTAGACTGGCTATTAGCGGGGCGTGTTTCCGGCACACGCCCAAGCCGCTTGGCGAACTAGTCCTTGTCGCTCTTGTTTTTCAAGAGCTTGTCATTGTCCACGAGGAATTTCTCGATGGACTTGGCGAACTTGAGCAGGCGAACCCATTGCGACTTGTACAACGTGAACGGGAATCGGCCCAAGCCATAGACCGACAATGCGCCTTTCAGAGACACTTGCATTGTCAGCGGTACTTCCACGACGGGCTTGACGGGAGCCGTAGCGAGCTTCGCGTTTTCGGCTTTCAGACGGGCTACCTCGGCTGCAAGCGGAGCCGTGGATTGCGCGACGGCTTGCGAGACAGCTTGGGCGATGATCGCCTGAATGTCAACTCCGTTGATGGGAGTGGTCACGGTCTTGTTGATTGCCATAGTCTAATGTCTACCTTTCGAATCGCTACCAGTATCTCTGGCAGCTATGGCGAGACACACGTATCGTATATGTCTCGCCATAGCTGTACCGCCAGCATAGCTAGTCACTTGACGGATTGGATAACCTTGTCTCGAAACCCAATTTTTAGACACAACTCTCGTGGAGTTAGCGTGTTCGTTAGTAACTAACTATCTGGCGGTATAGCCGATTGCACTGGTACTACATTGCTACCAGCGTATGGTAGGCCATCTTGGCTATCCAGCACGCCTACCATGTTTTCCGCCTATAACCCTAGTCTCATCTATCACGCCTACCAGTGGTCAATACCCACGCTGGACTTGTTAGGGACTTGTTTCTAGCACGGCATAGCATAGCTAGGGTTCATGAGAATAAATTCTAGATCCTAGCCAATGTTTAGCGGCCGATTCAGCGGATTGCTTCCAGTGGTCAATTGAACTGATACCCACGCTGGACTTTCCACGCTGCCGGAGTCGGTTTTCCCCGCTATGCAAACATGCGATAAACTGACGTATCGTTATGGCAACCATTAACTTTTACCGGACCTTTAACGTTTCCCAACGTTACTCTACTAATGGGCAAGTGAGTTTAAGATATTGGCTTATGTCTTACTTCGCTGGTACTCGTTTCCCCTAACCATTCTGGCCTTTAATGGCCTACACTGCATCCGCTAGTGTGGTTATCTACCAGGGTACTCCGCTACAGCAATAGCATGTGCTATCTATCCGAGTCCGGTATAACATGTCAAAGATCGTTTCGATCCCGTCAATTCGAGTGGTCACGTTCGTGAGAACTTCGCGGGGTATTAGGTTGCGGCTACTTTCCCATATGAGCTTTCGCCGAGTGGACTTTCGTCCTAAGCTTCGCTCTCTGCATGGGAGCTTTCGCCCCGCCCCGCCCCGCCCCGCCTCGAATATCAAAGATCGAAGTCCAACTATATGCAATCCCATGGTATGGCACAAGCGAAATTTGTATGCATAGCGGCTAGCCTATAGGAAACAAAGGTTGAAAATAAATATTGTTATCCATGTCTACATTGAGGCGTAGAAAAGGCGAAAATGTAATCGCCCTTTGTTATCAATGCCTTGCACTGGTTTCGCCATCTATTCCCCTAGTCTATGGCGTATAGGCTATAGGACATTGCCATAGAATCATTGGGTTAGCGGCTCCCGGCTCCCGGCTCACATATATATGGGACTCCCGGCTCCGCCCCGCCTAAACTCCCGGCTCCCGGCTCCGCCTGTTAGTGACTAACTCCCGGCTCCCGGCTCCGCCTGATAGGCTCCCGGCTAGGCTCCCGGCTCCGCTATAGGTAATGTCTACGTCTACGTCTACGTCTATGGCAATGACTCGCGCGAGATGCTCCCCTACCCCCTGACTCGCGCGGGGGGCGGGCCGGTTGGGTCCCATGCGACGTTCTCGACGAGACCAAAATTGGCACTTTTAGGGCATAAAAAAGTATGCTATACTGAAGAAAAACAGTTAGTTACTAACCAGAAAAGGCGAAAATCAGGCGAAAACCGGTTAGTGACTAACAAAATGGCGAATATATGGCGAAAATGGCCCAGGACAGCGCAAAACTGGGGTCCCACGGGGGGGGGTACGGGGGTATGGTGGATTTACGGCCTGCGCCAACGTCGACACAATTGAGATTGAGGCAAATTCATGAAGTTTTGTACTTTCGACAGCAACTTTCGCAATAAATGTCATGTTATCACCAACTTACCGTCATTTTCACCCTCATTCCCGGTGATATACACATAATTATTAGAAGTAACTATACTATACTGTACTTTGCCGGAACCCCAAAATGACCCACCTCGAAAAGTTAGCCAAGGGCACCATCGCCATCGACCCCAGTAGGCTCATACTGGAGCTTGGCGGGGGGTACACGCTGGAAAACCTCACCGCCGGGTGTGCCATACTGCCTCCCCGGGATCAACTCGTCCTGCGCCATTTGCTGCGCAAACCCATCCTTTGGCTGAAAAGCCGGGGGTTAGTCACTAAGGATGAGTTCGCCGCACTCTGGCAGTTCGCGACCACTACCACCACCACCGACCCAGTCTCCCCATTGAGTAGAGCGAGACTCGAATACCACCTCTCGCACCTCAACCGGTCCAACCACTACCACGCCGTTCGCTGTAACGCCCTCCTCATGTTGGCACTAGGTCTAGGTATCCACCCGCGCCACGCCTACGCACTCAAGGTCCAGGACGTGAAGGCCATACGTGCACTGTTATTGAAACACAACTGCTACACCCGCTGGGCCTGGGCCTATATTGAGAAGCTGATGGTTAATCGACGCATCCACATCAAGCCATACGGCTATGCCCACCAACAACTATTCATCAACCTGGACGGCACCCCGATGGATATCGGCATGGCCCACAGCTTTGTCAACCGCTGGCCAGCTTACTATCACCTCGACTACCGCCAAGCTCTCGTTGCCCATCGCACCATGGCCGTAGAACTCGCCGGGGTCAAGCCGCAACTCGACGCATTATATAAGGAGATATTCACCCGCAATGGAACCATTACACCCACTGTCACCCCCGCGCAACGACCGCAGCCTGCGCCAGTACTCCCGCCCCCAGACGACACCACCGCAGTCACTAACTACTGGTCCTGCACCCGCCTCACCCCCGCTCCGCGCCCACCACTTGTCAACCGCTACCGTTCCTACATCACCAACCACTGGCTCGATGCGCGACGAAATCAAGCAGTTCACCGATACCTGTCTGAGCACCGTCCCCAGCCGGTCGATAGCGATCCTGGCCCAGCGTAGTGGAGTGAATGTCCAAACTATTCGGCACATGCTCAATCGCGGCAAGCTGGTCAACCTCACCACCGTGATCGCCCTTGCCAACGCCGCCAACTTACGTATCCAGTTAGTCACTACCGCCAAGGACGTCGCATAGCCATGGCCCAGCGCAAGATCCGCATCAACGACCGCACCACCCCCGTGCCACACCCGGCACCCGCCTATATGGCAAGCCCGGTCGACGCCAAGGCTGCTGCCGACCGGCGCACCAAGGCCAACCGCACCGCCGCCTTACGCAAAGCCGTTATCGCCAAGTCGCGGTCCTACCGGGTGCCGCAGCCCATACGTGACGACATCGGCCTCACCCGCGACGAGATCCTGGCCAGCGCCCCCGTACTCGCCGCCGCCGTGCGCCCCCTACCCCCCGCCGACCCACTCCCACCCCATTGGCGCAAGTACTTCGCCCAGTGCTGCCGCTACGCCCAGGCCATCCAGTACCGCCATCGCCTTGCCACCAAGCACGACCTGCCCAGCGACTGGTGGGATATACCGCCGCGGGGTGGGCTGAGTGACGTGATCAACGCGGTATTCCTCGACGTCGACGCCGTCTCCACCATCCTCAACATCCCCAGCACCAGCGCCAGCCGTCTCATGTCCAGTGGCCTCATCCCCAGCTTCAAAGGCCCATCCCTGCCATTGATGACCACGGTCCACGACCTCACCATCTACTTATCCATGAACCGCCTCATCGACTGGCGGGTCGTCATGTACCAAGCGGGGTGGAAAGCCGGTCTCGGTGGCCTGTGGCGCGACCCCAGTACCGGTGACTACATTCCCCTCACTGCCGCCCTGGCCAAAGTAAAGTCCCAGGTAGACGTGAAATTCGGTGCCAAACTTGCCTAGCTGTGTGTCACATATATACATAAGGATACCGGTATACAGTATATTGCGGTCGCTTGACATCACACGTCAACCCATGGTATACTGGTATCTAGCTGTAGTGTTCCAGTCTGAGTCTAGTTGATGCCATACGAGCCAGCAGCGTGCTGACAGTGGGAAGTTCAGTGATTGGTTCTCACCACTGTCGGCACGTCTGGTGGTGCGTTAGTTACTAACCAAGGAGAACCATTCACCCATGTCGTCCCCAGCGTCCCCGTCCATTCCATCCCCACCACCTCCTGTGCCTTCGGCACCCGGTACTGGCGCTGCACCCAACCCACCGGCTATGCGCGACCCAACCACCCTCCTGGTACGTGCATTCAAGGGCTTCCTGTACTCGCCAATAACCAAGCAGCTGTACTACACCAATAACCGCGAAAGTGTCGGCCCATCAACCTACGAGCGCCCATGGTCGGTCAACCCCAACTACGGCTACGAGCACCCCATCTACCCACTAAACCCGGTTGACTACTGCACCGCCGACACTGCCGACGCCGTGTTGTCATGGGCAAAGGACAACTGGCCATCCCTGGTCTTCGACATCATCGTCCCCATCCCCGAAGGCTTCGTCACCCAGGCCCAGTACTGGCTGTTAGTCACCAACCACGAGCAGTCCATCATCGAGGTCTACGGGGCTGGCCTGTGGGCATTCGACCACGACAAGGACGGCGATGCCTCTGCCACCGAGCAACGCACCGCCGAATTGAGACAGGCAGGATTCTCGGTCTAACCCCATGGAACCCATCCTCCAGTTCTTCTCCTACACCCATCTCCCGGCCCACCTCCAACTGGTCAGCCAACCCTTCTGTGACCTAGCCAACGCCATCGTAGAGAACCTCCCGCGCAACCCGGAGCGCACCGTGGCCCTCCGCAAGTTGCTCGAATCCAAGGACGCCGCCGTGCGTGCCAAGCTCTACGTTGACCCAGTTAGTGTATAGTTAGCAAAGGAGTAACTCCCACATGTCAACCACATCCACTACCCATACCCCGGCACCCGTTGCCACTGCCCCCACTCCCCCAGCCCCCACCAAACTCGCCCCCTGGCCAGCAGTGCGGCTCAGTGACGGCCCCGACCCCTACGCCCTCCCCGAACCCAAGGAAGGCGAGGAGATCCCCCCGGTCATGATCACGCAGGACGTCGCCGGTTCCCGCACCATCTCCACCATGTACAAGCCCAGCGACCAGGAACCCCCGGTAGTCACTCCCCCAGGCGGCTCCACTGGCGAGACCCCGGTGACCACCACTGTCGCCATCGACGCCGCCACCATCGCTGGCCTATCCACCACCCCGAAGTTATTGGTTGCCGTACCTGCTGGCGCATCCCTGGAGTTCCAGGGAGCCACCGGCCAGTACACCTACGGCACCGCCACCTACACCGGGTCCGGCATACTGCAGATCAAGTGTGGCGGTGTAGTCGTCTCCGATGACGTCGCGGTCACCCCCCTCACCGGCGCTGTCAGCGGCCCCATCACCTTCACTGCCCTCCCCGGTATCGCCCTCGCCCCCGACCAGCCCATTACCTTGACTCAATCTGGTGGCTCACTCGTTGGCGGCGACGGCACCATCTCCCTCGACGTCACCACGTCCACCCACCTCCCCGACCCACCAGCTGGTGACGCTGCCAGTGCCAGTGCCTACAGTGCTGCCCCCAGTGTCCAATCCGCCTCGGCCCCACCATCCACCCTCGCCCCGCGCTCGGCCCAACCCGGCCACGCCCTCGGCATACGCAAGGGGTCGCGCTAGGCAGGCATAGGCATTACCAAGTCCTAGTCTGTTGTTCATTCACTCTTACGGGCGCATAGGTTTATTAGATTTTCCTATGCGCCCTTTTTTCGATATAATCACCCTTTGTTAGTGACTAACCATGCTAGACACCACCATCGAGGAACGGTCCATTGAGTCCACCAGCGTCGAATACCCGTCCCGCCCCCAGGAGGTGATCGTATTTACCCCAGTCGGCACCGACGTAATCACCGGTATCCCCAGCCCAGCCCTGTCCAGTTACGACCAACTCACCGACATCTTACCCTTTATCCAGATCGGCTTCTACGCATCTGGCCCAAATACGGGTCCAGTCACCATCAACCTAAACGACCTCGGCCCCATCCCATTAACTAAGGTTGACGGTGTGATAGATGTCCCCCTCGACGCTGGCGACATCGCCCTCCATCAATACGTCCAAGCCGCCTACTACCCGTGGACCCCATCGTTTCAACTCGTTACCGGCACCGCGAGTATGCAAGGGCCAGCTGGACCCCCAGGCCCGGAGGGACCCCCCGGCCCCCCAGGCGTGGGGCTGGCAATCAAAGGCGCAGTCGATACCGTGGGCGACCTCCCCCCGACCGGCGAGGAGGGTGATGCATGGGTTGTCGAGAATACTGGCCACCTCTGGGTATGGGACCCCACGACGTCAACCTGGGTCGACAGCGGCCTCATCCAAGGACCCCCCGGTGTCCCCGGCCCAGTCGGCCCCGCCGGTCCCGCAGGCGTCGACGGCACCAATGGCGTCCAGGGCCTGCCAGGATTACCCGGCCTTGAAGGCGAAAAGGGCGACCAAGGCGACCCCGGTC